TGCTGGCTGGAAGCAGCCGCTGGCGATCGGCCTGCGCTCGTCGGCGCTGACCAACTCAAAGCTGCCGCCACCGTGCGGGATTTCTTCGGACTGCATCGGCCGCCACTCGCCCCATTGCTTGAACAGGAACGGCACGCCAGCTGCGTGGCACTGGTCGCGCAGGTTGCGCGCCCAGTCGGGATGCATCGGTCGCGCACTTGGGCCGCTTTCGCCGCCGACTATCACCCAGTCGACGGCGCCGGGCATGTCGCTATGGTTCGTAAAGCCGCCGCGCGGCTCACCCAAGCCGGCCGACGGTCCACAGGCCAGCACGCCAGCCCTGTTCCAGTATCCGGCGCGGAGCACGTCGACGCGGTGGCCGGATTTGTCGGGCCACGCAACACTGGTGAGATCCACGGCGCCCAGTAGCGGCTCCATGCTCAAGAACCGCACGCGCGCCGGCACTTCCAGCAGCTTCGGAATGTCGCGATCAGCCTCGGCCTGATTCACGATGGTGGCGCCGAGCCAGACGTTGGGCCACGGCCATGCGACAGGGCACTCCGATGGCAGCGCCTTCATGCTTGCGGGCAGTGTCTCTTCGATCATGCGGGCGGCGTTGCCGATTCGCTTGGTTAAGAGGAGCCAGTCCAAGTTCGGTGTCGAAAGGATCAGATTGAACAGGTCGACGCGCCACTGAGGATCGACCTCGTTGTCGAACACGTCGGCCAGGCTGGCGCAGAACACTCGCTGCCGGCGGCCATGGTGCGCGAAGAAGTCCTCGTGCTGGGCGTCCCAGCGGTGCGGCAGCGCCCAGTTCGCGAGGCTGGTGCGGCGACGCGGGGCGCCCGGGCCCCAGTTGATTGCCTGACCACCGCTGAAGCGCGCGTTGCGCGTCTCCGCGTAGCAGTGGTCGCAGCCCGGGCCCACCTTCTGGCAGCCTTCCCAGGGATTGAAGGTGTGGTCAGCCCACTCGATCTTGGTGTTCTCGCTCATACGCACTCCAGCGCGATGCATTTGTGAAGGGCTCGCGCCGCCAGGGCGCGAGCGGGGAGGCGCGCCAGAGGGCGCGCGGGGGCCGATCAGTTCGGCGCGCCGACCAGGACCGGCAGCCCGGTTTCGGTGGCGATGGTGGCGCGCAGCTCCTTCACGGCCGTCTCGATGACCTTGTGCGGGCGCACGAGCTCGTACCAGATGGTCAGCTTGCCGCCGTCGGCGATGCGGTAGCGCAGCTGCGCTTCGACTTTCCAGAGATCGCCGTTCTCGAACACGGGGATGGCGAGCACGAACACCTCGGGCACCTGCATCTGGCCCTTCTGCGCCGAGCCCTGCACGTCTTCTTCGTAGGTGAACTGGGTGGAGCCGTCCGACAGGCGTACGCTGGAGGCAAAGTTCACCTTCTTCTTTGCTTCGAGCGTGCGCGCCACCTCGAGCACCACCGCGCCGGCCGGCTCGGCGATGTCCGGCAGGTTGGTTTCGATGAACTGCGCGAAGTCCGCTTGGTTTTGGCCTTTGCCGGAGGAGGCGTTCCAGGTCTTCCACTCGGGCGACAGCGGCGCGTTGTACTTGGCCGTGTGGTCACGCCAGCCGGGGGCCGCCGCCACGTCGTTGAAGATGGCGGTGAAGGTCGGCGGGTTGATCGTCGAGTAGAGGCGCGTGGCTTCGCCCTTCTGGTCGTTGACGACGGCGATGAAGCTGGCGGCATCGTGCAGCGTGGTGCCGCCGCGCTTGCGGATCGGCGCCGGCAGGATCTCTTCCTTGCCTTCGTAGCGATAGCCCGCGGGCAGCAGCACGTACGGGAAGGAGTTGTTGAGGTTGCCCAGCTCGGCCGCCTTCATGGCGCTCAGGCCGGCGCCGGCGTCGAGCGCGGCCTGGGTGTTGTTGAGTTGAATGTCGTCGCTCATGGTTTCTCTCGTTGAAGCGGTGGAAAAAAGGAATGGGTGAGGGTGGCGCGCGATCAGGTGACGGCGCGGACTTGGCGCGACTCCTCGGACACCGAGCGCACGCCGTCGAGGGTGCGCTGGCGCGGGTCTTCGCGCTGCAGGTTGTTGTCGGGGGTGGCGAACATCAGCGTCTTGCCGCGAACGGGCTTCGGCTTCTTCACCTTGAGGTTGCTGTCGAGTTCGACCTGGCCGGCCTTGCCGACCGGCTTGATCTTGATCGCCAGCACGAGCTCGCCGCCCTTGCCGGTTTCCGTGCAGGCGTGCACCAGCTCGTTGAGCTCGTGCGTCGCCTCCTCGGAAATGGAGCCGTAGTCGAGCGTCTCGAGGAACTCCGAGAAGCTCTGCCGCTTGGCCTGCGGCGTTGGGGACTTCAATACTTCGGGCATGTTCACCTTTCTGGTGGTTGAGGAAAGAAAGAGGGCGCCGCTCGCGCGGGTCGATCGGAAAGGGAGGGAGGGATGGAGGAGGTGAGCCCGACCGACGAATCGCCCGAAACTGGTTAGTCGGCCTTGGCCGCCTCGAACTTCTTGAAGCCCAGCGGCTTGATGTGCTGGTCGAAGAACTTGCCCTTCGACTCGGCGGCCATGAAGTCGCTGTGCGTCTTGGCTTCCACGTTGGGGTACTGGTAGAGGTGGCCCGGACCGCGGGTGAAGGTGAGGGCCAAGGTCTTCGTGGTGGCGTCGTAGCCGATGGCCGCCACCTGCTTGCTCTGCACCGGAGTGAGAGGGATGTCGAGGCGGTCCGCCGGGTCGGTGAAAGCAGCAGGCGCCGCGTGGGTCTTGGGCATGGTTGCTCCTGGTAGTGGTGGGTGGTCAGGCCGCCAGGCGCTGCGCGTGCTCGGCCTTGGCTTCGGCAGCGCGGTGAATGAGCGCGTCGCAGATGTCGGCAAACTGGTGCTCGTGGTACAGCGTTGCGCCGCGCTCGCGGGCGGCGGGCTCAATGCCCAGGGCGCGCAGCTGCTCGGCGGTCAGCGTGAAGCCCAGGCGCGCGGCGATGTCACCGATGCGCAGGGTGGGCGCGCCGGCTCCCGTCGATTCGTTCGCTGCCGTGGCGCCGGCCTCGAAGTGGCGGACTGGCGCGGGTGCGGGGTCCGTCGCGCGCGTAACGCGGCTGGTGGAGTAGCTGACGGCGCTGGGGGCGGGGCGAGCGGCAGCGGGTTCCGGTTCGGCCACCTGTTCCTGCGGCTCGACGGCGGCGGCCGGCGCGGGCGCCTGCTTGCGCTGCAGCTCGGCCAACTGTGCCCGCAGGCGCTCGTTTTCGAGCCGCTGCGCTTCCGCCGCGGCGCGCTCGCGGGTATCGGCGATCATCTTTTCCAGGGCCCGGATGGTCGCGTCCTTCTGCGCCGCGGCGCGCACGGCGAATTCCTCGAAGACATCCGCACCGACGTTGATGTTGCGCACGTACTCCAGGCCCGCTTCGATGCGCTCGATGGGCAGGCCTGCGGCCTTCGCCACGTAGCTTTCGATCACGGCGATGGCGTCGGTGTGCTTCTGCTTGCGCTCCGCTTCAATGCGATCGCGCTCGGCCTTCTCGTCGGCGAGCTTCTTCTCGTGGACCTTGATCTGCTCGTCCACGAACGTTTCGACGGGCTCCACGATGGCGATCAGGCGGGCGGCCTCGCCGTCGATGACCTTCTTGCAGTCGTTGAGCTGGTCTTTCGTCTTGTCGCGCAGGCGCTGGATGGCGAAGCGGCCGGACTCGCGGAGTTCGAGGCGCGCGTCCTTGGCGGCCTTGAAGCCCTTCGGCGTGCTCATGTCGAAGACGACATTGCGGTGCCGCGTGGCGAGGGCCTCCATGTCGCTCTCCAGCGGAGAGAACACGGCGAGCGCCGCCTGGGCGATGCTGGTAGGTTGGGTGCTGACTTCCGCAGCGGAGGTGGTGGCGAGATCGGACATATGGCCTCTCAGAACGGGTTTTCGACAACTGCATGGCCGCCGCGCACGGGCGTGGCGGGCTCGGGGAACAGGGGGAGCTCCGCGGCAGGCGCCGGAGCTGGGGAGGGGGCGGGTGCGCCTGCAGGAGCGGGCGCGTCGGGGGCGACCTTGGGGGCGCCGGACATCTTTTTGGGCGTCCGCAGTACTTCGAGGTGGCTGTCCACCAGCCGCATGAAGCCGATCAGATCGGCTTCGAGAGCGGCGATGGCATCCTCGTTGCGATAGATGCGCTTGACGAACAGGTCCTTGCCGACGGGCTCCAGCCAAGGGCAATACACCACCAGGTCGCACCACTGGCGGCCGGTGATCCAGAGCCCGCCGTTGATCTGGTCGATGTATTCGAGGTGGGCGGTTTCCGGGCTGGCCCAGACCTGCCCCAGCTTGTCGCACGCGAAGGGGCACTTGATCTCGACCATGCCGTCGTCATCGATCAGGCCGTCCGACGAGTAGCCGAAGCGCTCATCGTCGGTCATGATCAAACTGACTTCCTCGACCAGCGCGCCAGTGCGCTTCTCGTAGACCATGCGCGCCCGGGGTTCGAGATCGCGTCCGCGGCGCATCGCATAGGTGACGAAGGTGTCATCGAGCGGCTCGCGGCTGATGGTCTCGAATGCGATCAGCCAGGCGTACTTGATGGCCGCCGCGCCCGGCTCCTCGGTGGGCTCGCCCGCGAGCGCCTTGGCGATGGCCGTCGCCCCCGGCTTTTGCTTGTAGCCGGCCTTGGCGCGTGCGTCCGACTCGGCCATGCCGAGCTGCAGGGCGTCGACGTAGAGGCGCTGCTGGTCGGTGAGGCCGCCGACTTTCTCGCGCGCCTCACTGAAGCGGGAGGCGGTGGCCACGCCGCAACGGGCACGCAACCAGTCTTCGCTCCCCTGGGGGTAGTTCAGCAGGATCACGGACGACCTCCTGCCCGCAGCTTCTTGCGGTGAGCGATCACCGACTCCTTGAACTCGTCGTAGAGGTCGCGGCGCTTCGTGTCCGCCAGCGCGACGCAGCCTTCCGCCCACAAGGCAGCGGCATCGGCATCGGTCCTGGTCTTCTGCAGGCGGTCATACAGCTTGTCGGCCAGCCGGTCGGCATCGGAAACCTGCCTCAGATCGTGCGCACCAGGTGTCTGGCCAGCGCCATTGCCGTCGTCGTCGTTCTCGCCGATTGCGACGTTGAAGATCAGCTTCAGCAGATAGCGCTGGGAGTAGGTCATCGCCGAGCCCTGGGCGTGGGTCTTCGTCATGACGTCGCCGCCCTTGGCACCCTTGCCGTCGGCGGGCATGTCGCACTTGTAGGTGCGCACGTGCCCGGCCGCGTGGGAGACGTAGCACAGCACGCGGATGTGGTCCTCTTTCGGGCTGTCGTCGGTGTCGAAGCTCAGCGCGAAGCCGTTCTTCGTGTAGATGGGGCGCAGCGCGCGGTTCAACTGCGCGTAGCTCGCGTACTTGCTGCGGGTCTGCGGGTTGACCGCATCGGCCGAGATCGGGCCCATGGCGGCCTGGGCCTTGGTCATCGCGGCGTTGAACTTCTGCTCGTTGGCGCGGGCATGCATGCGCTCGTGCATGTTCAGCAGCCGCTCCATCTTGTCGATGTCGACGTTCGGGTCGTTGGCGGCGGCCGTGATCGCGTGCAGCACGGTGGCGATCTCGTTGCGCGCCGGCAGCACCAGCGTTGCCTTTGGTGCGAAAACCTCGGGCTCGGTGGGGGCGAGTGCGGCGCTCACTTCGCGATACCCCTCAGAGCGAACCAGGAATCGCGCGGCTCGGTGCCGCACACGGCCAGCAGGACGGCCGCGAGAAGCAGCAGCAGGACGATGCCGCCGACGATGAGGTAGTCGTGCGCGGTCGACGGGAACCACAGGCACGGATCGCCCATGTGGTCGTCGTTGGCAGCGGCCGGCATGCCGGCGGGGGAGGTGTCGCCAGCGCTGACGCGCGGCGGGTGCACGAGGCGAACGCTCACGATGCGATCCTTTCGTAGATGAGGAGGGCGATGACGAAGAGGCCGGCGAGCACGGACACGGCCGTGGCCACCGTCTCGCTGATGCGCTGGCGGAGCGGGACTTCGATGTAGAGCCGGGTGGTGCTAGAGCGCTGGCCGGGGCCGAAGGCGTCTTCGAGCGAACGGGGCATGCGGCCGGGGCGGTGGTCGTCCGCGTTCACCGAGCCCACCAGCGTGGGTTGGTCTGCGGGCGCGGGCACCAGGGGGAAGGAGTAACCGGGGCGCTTCATCGCGTGCTCCCCGGGACATCAGCAGAGCGGGCCGCGCGGCGCTGGGCGTGCAACTCGCGCGCATCGCTGTTGAAGCGCGCGGCGAGCGTGATCGCCTGGACGAGGGCGTGCAAGGCGGCGCTCACGATGCAGCCTCCTGCGCCTTGGCGAGGGCGGCGGCGTTGGCTTCATCCGCGTGGCGCCCTGCAATGAGCGCGTCGAAGTAGCGCTGCTTGTGCCCTGTACGCTCGCTGACAAGGAATTCGACACGGCCGCGCGCACCGACCACGCGCCCGACGGTGAAAACATGCTTTCCTCGGAACGTGTCGCCGAAGACTTCCCACGGCCTCGGCGTGTGCTGCGCGGCGCTCATACCGCACACCACCCGCAAGCGGCCATTGCACGCACACGGCGGGCCTCGGCGTAGCGCTGGCGCAGCGCGGCGATCTGGTGCTGGATCTCCAGCAGCTGGGCGTGCAGGGCGGCCTTCATGCGAGGCCCCAGCTAGGCGCTGTGTCAATGCGCATGGCAGCCTCGGTTTCGAGGCGGATCAACGCGCCGGTCTGCTTCGCCTGGGCATACGCGCGGTCGAATGCCTGGAGCTCTTCATCCGTGAACTCGGGGCAGGGGGCCGGCATCGCCGCCGGATTGGCTTGGGCTGTCTGCCCGGGGTTCTTGTGCATTTGCGCTCCTCGCGGGCCGTTCTGTGGCCGCGGAAGTGCATTATGCAGAAGTGCATTGATGTGTCAATGCAGAAGTGCATTAAAAATTTCTGTGTCCTCGCAGTCTGCGGAAAAGGACGAAAGAAAGCCCGCGCGAGGCGGGCTTGTGGGAGGCGGGGGAGGGGGTCTGCTCAGTACTGCTCGCTCTTCCAGACCGTGAGGATCTTCCCAATGATGTGGAGATGGGGGTTCTTGGGCGAGATGTCGTAAGGCGGGAAGTCGTCCTTGTTCTTCGAGATCACGCGCAGGACGAAGCCAGGTCCATTGAACTCGGGCACGCGCTGCAAAATTTTGATGTAGCCCTCGTCGCCGACTCGAAAGAAATAGACGCCTTCGTGATCCACGCGGTTCACGCCCATGTCCATCAGCAGCGGATCGCCAGGGTTAAACATCCCCTTCATTGATGGGCCGAATCCCGTGACGATGCAGAGGTTCTGCAGGCTGGTGTACGAGCGAACGTTCAGCTGCAGCCACTCGCGGTCGACCTTCCAGCTCTTGATGATGCCGGGCGACTCGCCTTCGAGCACCAGCTTGCCGCGCGTGTCCATCCCGCCGCTGATGTCGTACTGAACGATCTCCACCTCCTCGCCAGATGCCTGCGGTGCTGGAGTCGGCGCGGGAGGGGCTGCCGGTGGGTCAAAGCCTTCCGGCTCACCCTTGCCTTCAACCCGCGCCCATTCCTTCTCGGCCAGTTCCTCATCGTAGAAGGCGAGCGCATCGACCCCGAGGTGCTTCGCTGCCAGATCGAAGCTTTCCGTTCGACGGGGCTGCTTGATGTCCCCCTTCTTGAAGCGATCGAAGCCCGACTGGGCGGTGGGCCGCTTGATGGCGGCGGCCAGCGAAGTGGGGTTCAGCCCACGTTTCGCGAGAAGTTTGTTGAAGAGGGTGACTCCGTCCATGCCTCGACTATGCAGAAATACGTAATGCACTACTGCTTGAAATTGCAATGCAGAAGTGCATAATCTCTGCATGACTCAACTTCAAACGGTGATCCGACAGCTGCGCGCCTCGCTGTCGCAATCTGAAATTGCCAGGCGCACCGGCATCGCCCAGTCGAAGATTTCTCGGTGGGAGGCCGGAAAGATCGCCGCAGGCGCGGAAGAAGCGCTCAAGTTGGTTGATCTCGAGCGCCGGTTGCGCAAGGCGGCGACGAAGGGCGGCGCGTCGTGATGCACATCAAGCCTCTCGCTTCACTGAGCCACGCCGAGGTTGCCGACCTCGCAGCGCACGCCGCCGAGCGCGGTGAAGAGCTCCCCCTGGCCAACCCATTCCCGGCCGACGGTCCCGACAGCTGGCGACACCGCGTCTTCCGCGATGTCTTCGTCGCTCGCGCCGTCGACCTCCAGCCGGTCGGCTGACCACTTCACCCCAACCACCAATTCCAGATGTCCACCATCGACCATGACCAAGAGCCGGCGTTCGCCCGCGGCATCGCCGGGCCGCTCGGGAAGCTCACCGAAGACCTCAAGACCAAGGTTGACGAGGCGACTGACAAGGTATTCCGGCAGCACTGCGCCCTGAGCGGTACCGACGCGAGCACGCTGCTGCGCGACTTCGTGTACCTGACCTGCTACGGCAAGACGTGGCGTGCGATGGCGGCTGAGAAGCTGTTGCATGAGGAGGAGCGTATCGGCGCTCTGCGCAAATTGGCAGGGCCTTTTGAGGGCCCCGAATTCGCGCAGCGGGGAGGGCACCACTGATGGACTGGCTCAACCGCTGCCACTTCGGTGACGTGCGCGCAGTACTGCGCCGCATGATCGCTGACGGCGTGCAGGTGAACACCATCGTGACCTCGCCGCCGTACTGGGGCCTGCGCTCATACCTCCCGGCCGGCCATCCAGACAAGGCGATGGAGATCGGCAGCGAACCCACGCTCGGCGAATTCATCGCTGGCATGGTCGAAGTCTTCGACCTGTGCCGCCAGGTGCTGCGCGACGACGGAACCATGTGGGTGAACATGGGCGACAGCTACGCCGGCTCTTGGGGATCGCAGGGCCGTGAACACAGTGGCATCGCCGTGTCGGCACTCAGTGCGCGCCAAGTCGCGGCTGGTCAGCGTAAGGCCTCAAAGACGAGCAGCACTGACCGCACGCCTGGCATGAAGCCGAAAGATCTGATCGGCCAGCCGTGGCGGCTAGCCCTCGCATTGCAGGGCTTCACCGTGCTGCCGTCAATGACCATGCTGCAGTGGGCCGACGGGTTGCGAGACGCGCGTGTCGCTGGTGACTGGGCGCAGGTCGGTGCGATCGAGGCGCGCATACGGGCCGAGTGCGTCGCTGATGCGCTGTCTCGTTCCTGGTATCTCCGCCAGGACATCATCTGGCACAAGCCCAACCCGATGCCCGAGTCCATCAAGGATCGGTGCACGAAGGCGCACGAGTACATCTTCCTGCTGTCGAAGTCCGAGCGCTACTACTTCGACCAGGGCGCGATCCGCACACCGCTGAGCGCCGAGACAAAGGCCTTGTCCTTCGACACGATGGACTACAAGGCGCGCGATCGCTACAAGATGCCCGACGGTTGGAACACTGGGCCCGGAGCTCACGGCTCGTTTCATCCAGAGGGCAGAGAGAAGGGCGCTGGCCCTCGCGGCACGGGTGTCGGCTGGGGATACGCTGAATCGGACCCCAAGCCGCGCACGACAGCCAGCAAGCGCAACAGCTTCGCTCGCGAATCGAAGAACACGGCCGGCGAGCACGGCCAGAAGCCGCAGCACCGGCCTGATCGCGACGAGGTGCACTACGCGAACACCGCCAACAAGCGGAGCGTGTGGACCGTCGCCACCGAGGCATATCCCGGATCTCATTTCGCAACCTTCCCGCGCGCGCTCATCGAGCCCTGCGTGCTCGCCGGTGCACCGGCCGGCGGCATCGTGCTCGATCCCTTCTTCGGCAGCGGCACCACCGGCCAAGTGGCGCAGCAGCTGGGCCGCCAATTCATCGGCATCGACATCAACCGCGCCAACGAGCCGCTTCAGGCCGACCGCTTGCGCCAACCCTCTCTTCTCCTGGAGGCAGCTTGAATCACGCCCCCTTCACCCGTAGCCCGCTGCAAGTCGCGCAGCAGCACGCCGACCAGTTCACGCCGCGATTTCTCGCATACCTGCCCGAGAACCTGCACGTCTACGACGCCTTCGAGCGCGAGACGATGCGGGTGGTTCGCCGTGGCTTCCAGCACTACAGCGCCCGCACCATCATCGAGGTGCTGCGCCACAACTCGGCGCTGGCGGAGCGCGGCGGCCCGTGGAAGCTCAACGACTGGCACACCCCGTACCTGGCGCGGCTGTTCGCGCTGCTGAACCCAGCCTTCGCGTGCCTGTTCGAGTTCCGCATCACCAAGGCGGTCGGCCGTGGCCGCGCGGCGGCGGCGAACGACCCCTCGATGGAAGGGGTGGGCGGTGCATGACTTGGCTCTACATTCCATCGAACTCTGTGCCGGCGTGGGCATGCTCGGAGAAGGACTGCGAGCCGGGCTCGGACATCTGGGCATCGCGACTCGCGCCGTCTGCTACGTTGAGCGGGAAGCTCACGCTGCCAGCGTCCTGGCGGCGCGCATCGAAGAAGGAAGCCTGGACCCGGCTCCTGTCTGGTCCGACATGCTCTCCTTCGACGCTCGAGCGTGGCGCGGCGCAGTGGATTGCGTCGCTGCAGGCTTCCCCTGCCAAGACCTCAGCCTTGCAGGCCGCCGTGCTGGGCTCGACGGCGAGCGCTCCGGCCTCTTCTTCCGGGTCCTCGACATTGCAGACGATAGCGGTGCGTGGCTCCTCGTTCTGGAGAACGTCTCAGGCATCGCTTCTGCCACCGCCTCCGTTGTGGACGAAACCGAAGGGACTCTCGACGAGCGCGCGGCCGCCCGAGTCGTGGGAGAACTGGCCGACCGCGGGTGGCACTCGGAATGGATCACTCTTTCCGCGTCCGACGTGGGCGCCAGCCACGGGCGCGCCCGTTGGTTCTGCGTCGCGTGGCGCGTGGCTGACGCCGGCGGGCATGGCGGGCATGGACCATACGGGCAAGGCGGGAGCGGGCGGCGAGTTTGCTCAGCAGGCAACGAACTGGGCCACGCCCCGTGCATCGATGGCGACGAACGGGAGCGACAGCGGATCTGCGCGGAGGCAACTCGAGGGGCTGAACATCGGGTTGAAGGATCAGGCGAAGCAATGGCCTACGCCGAGCGCAGCGCTCGCTGGCAGCGGAGGCTCGGATTGCTCGGAGAAGCGTCGGCCGGAGAACCTTGCGAGCTTTGTGAAGACGCGCGAGGCGCAGCAGCAGTGGCCCACGCCTGCTGCGAACGAGTACGAGGGCGGCGATCCGAACAAGATGCTCGAGCGCCGCGAGCGGGAGAAGTTGAAGGGCCGCAACGGCAATGGCTTCGGCCTGACGTTGGGCATGTCGGTTGCGCAATGGCCGACGCCAGCTGCCCGGGACGGCAAGGGCACGAACTCGGAGGAGCATGCGCTTGTGACCGGCGGGGGCCGGAAGCACATGGACCAGTTGGCGAACTTCGTAGCCTATTCGCCCCAGGTCCAGCCGATCCGCGATGGGCAGGAATCCTCGCAGAGCACCCCGAACTCGCCCCGGCACTTGAACCCGATTTTCGGTGCGTGGTTGATGGGGTGGCCTTCGGCATGGGTGATAGCCGAGCCGCACGCCTCAAGTGCGTTGGCAACGGCGTCGTGGCGCTCCAAGCTGCGGCAGGAATTGTCGAGCTTGTGCGGCGCGCGCGGGGAGTGACGGCATGAACCAAACCCGCCTCGGCTCCCTCATCGAAACGCTGATGAACGTGTGCATCGGCTTGGCCGTGTCCGTCATCGCGAACCAGTTGGTGTTCCCGCGCTTCGGCTTCCACCCCAGCGTGGCCGAGAACGTTGCCATCAGCGTCATCTACACGGGAATTTCCATCGTGCGGCAGTACGTGCTGCGCCGGTGGTTTAACGCTCAATTGCAGCGCGCGGCGCAGCGCTTGGCACAGGCGGCACTACGGGAAGGGCGCGTCGAGGAATGACCCGACCAGTTCCATATCCCGCAGACACGCGCGCGAAGGGCTGGCGCTTCGAGCTGGACCACGAGCGCATCGAGCAATCAGACACCTGGGCGCTGGCGCCAGCGGACGTGAAGCCGTGGCTGCTGATGCTTTGGGTCACGGCCTGGCGCCAGGAACCGTGCGGCTCGCTGCCCAACGAAGACGAGCTCATCGCCGTGCGCATCGGCATGCCCATGAAGACGTTCGCCAAGGTGCGCTCCAAGCTGATGCGCGGCTGGTGGGAGGCCGAGGACGGCCGCCTGTACCACGACACCGTGACGAAGCGCGTCCTGGAAATGCTGGCCGCCCGCGAGGCGGAGCGTCGCCGGAAGGCGGAGTACCGCCAGCGGAAGGAGGCGGAGCGCAGATCGGACACCAGTGGTGATCCGGATTTGTCCCACGGGACAACCGGCGGACACCAGCAGGACGACACCCGGAATGACACCGGGAGAGACGACACCGGAACCAGAACCGGAACCGGAACCAGTAAAGAAGAAACCACCACCACTTCCCGAACTACGTCCGACGTGGTGGGGGCGGGCGGGCAAAGCCCGACGAGAGCAGGGGAGGTGTGCAAGGCGATCAGAGCGAAGAAGGTGGCCGACGCGAACCCATCGAGCCCGGAGCTCCTGGCCCTCCTCGCCAAGGGCGTGCCTGTCGAAACCTTCGAGGCCGCGGCCGAGATCTGCGCCAAGTCCATTCCGCCCAAGGGCTTCGCCTACCTGCTGGGCATCGTGAAGCGCCAGCTTGGCGAGGCGGCAGCCATCGCCTCGGGCGCAGCCATGCCCGAGAAGCCGTGGGATGAGAGCCGTTCAACCATCGAGGCCAAGGCCGCCGAGCTCGGCCTCGCGCCTTGGAACGAAGCCGACCTGAGCGCCGATCGCGAGAGCTTTCCCGCATTCACGGCGCGCGTGCGTCGTGCCGTCAACGAACGCCAAGGAGTCCCCGCATGACCACAGCACTCGCCATCAGCCAGGTGGCGGTATCCGCGCAGCGCAACCTCCATCAGATCGCCACGTACGACCGCGAATTGCGGCAGCGCGGCGCGCTGGTCGCGGCGGTGGCACTGAGCCCCTACCGCGCGGTGGAGCGCGCCCGTCTCGACGTGTGCGCCGAGCACTTCGCCGCGCTGCAGCCCGCCAACGACCTCGCCTTCGAGCAGAACCCGGAGCACGCATGATCCCGTCGATCAATCCTTGGGACGCCGAGATCGAGGTGTTCGAGCAGCTGACGCTCGCGCGCCTTCTGAAGCACACCGAGCCCGAAGGCGAATGCCTCGCCTGGACGGGCCACGCCAACCTCGGCCGCAGCCCGCAGATCCGCCTCGGCGGCGCCAAGGGCCGGGCCTACAACGTCCGCCGTGTGCTGTGGGTGCTTACGCGCGGCAGCATCCGCGCAGATCGCGTGGTCACGGTGGACTGCGACTGCGAGCTGTGCGTGCACCCCGACTGCCTCATCGCGATCCACCCGTCCAAGCTTCAGAAGGGGCAGCCGAAGTCGCTCCTGGCGTCGCGCCGAATCGCGACGGCCCAGCGCAGGCTGTCGCCGATCTCCGAGGAAATGGTGCAGGAGATCCGGAGCAGCTCTGTTCCTGCTGTCGAGTTCGACCGGCGCTGGGGACTTGGCATCGGAACCTCTGCGCACATCCGGTCCGGAGCGCGCCGCGCCCCGCTGGGCCTGGGCATGTTGGGAGGTGCCGCCTAATGGCCCGCCGCCGCACCGCCGCGCTCGGGCTGATCGCTCGGGCCCTCATCGAGAAGCAGTGGCACGCAACCGCCGTGCGCGCGCAGATCCACGCCATCCTGGGCGACGACAGCGACCAGTTCGTAGCCGCCGCCGGCCGGGTGTTGTTCGTGGTGCTGGGCGCGCTCATGGCGGAAGACATAGACGACGACCTGCCGGACGTGCGCATCGTGCGCGGCGCCTGCAACGCGCTCTACGAGCAGGCGGGCGTGCCAACCATCGACCCGACGCGACGCGCATCGCTGCGCTCCGGGCTGGAGGCTTGCGAGCGTCTCGTCGATGGCCTGCAACGCAAGTCGCTGATCGATGCCGCTTGCGACCTGGAGCTGAAGCTGAAGACCGGACACCTGGACTGGGCCTCCTTCGAGTCTCTGCTGGAGGGCATCGCAGCATGACGTGCCCGAACTGCGACAAGGCGGCAATCCGCGCCGACTGGCCCGGCTACACCGCAAACTGCCGGGAATGCCTGGCGCGCGGCATCGCCAACGGGCCCGAGTACTGGCGATCGCGCCAGGACGGCTCGCTCCGCGAGGAGTACAAGGCCGCGCTCCGGAACATCTGGGGCGCCGACTGGAAGAAGGGCCACGACGCCGTAAAGCTGGCCGCGCAGCGGCTCGACCAGCAGCGGACCTCGCCGCAGGGAGCCTTGCTGTGACGGTCCACATCCTCGGAATCGACCCCGGCGCGAGCACGGGCCTGGCCGCCTTCACCGGCGGCGCGCTCGGCTTCCTGAAGACCATCGAGCCGCACTCCATCGAGCACACCCTGCGCCACTACAAGCCGGCGCGCGTGGTCTTCGAGGACAGCCGGCTGGAGTCCAAGGTCTGGACGGCCGCGGGCAGCCGCGCGGCGGCGCTGAAGATCGCCCGCAACGTCGGGCAGATCGACGCCTGGTGCAGCCTCATCACCGCCATCTGCGGTGACCTAGGCATCCCTGCCCACGGCATCAGCCCGACCGCCAAGGGCGCGAAGCTGGACGCCGAGGCCTTCGCCCTCGTGACCGGCTGGGCCGCGCGCAGCAACCAGCACGAACGGGACGCCGCAATGGTCGCGTGGCCCTACCGGAGGGCCGTGAAGTCATGACGGTCACCCCCACCGAGCAATCCCGCCGCATGTCCTTTGGGCGCGGCGTCATGGAAGGCCTGCGCATGGCAGGCATCCAAAACCCTGGAGACGTGATGAACGCAGCGAAGTTGGCCCGCATCGAGAGCGGCCTGAACAGCATGGCCAAGAAGGTGCTCGGCGCCGTGCCCATCCAAGCGCCCTGGTCGAAGGAACAGATCGTCAGCGAGCTGCGCCGCGCCGGGGCCACGGTAGACCGCGCCGTGGTCGACGGCTGCCTCATCACTCTCTGCGAGCGCGGCCTGGTGAAGGAACCCAGTCGGGGCAGCTTCATCCGGGTCATCGCTCGCCTCATCACCCAAGCAACCGAGGAGTTCCACGACATGTCCGCCAACGCCAGACCCGCTGCAGCGCAGCAGCCCCAGCCTTCCGCTCCAGAGCGGGACGATTCCCTTTCCCGCCTGGCGAACCTGGGCGCGCTGCTGCGGCGCGCCGCCGACGAGTGCGACGCCATCGCTCTCGACGTGGAAGCGCGGGTGCAGGCCGCCGGCAAGGAGGGCGAGACGCTCCGGCAGCTCAAGGCTCTTCTCACTGGCGCCTGAGGCGAGGACAACATGGCAGACATTGCCCTGCAAGTCATCTGGCCCGACCAGGAGCGCGCGCGCACCAGCTTGCTCGAGCGCGTAGCGCCCTGGTGCAAAGAGCAGTGGGCCGCCGGCCGGCGCCTGGAGCTGGAGATTCGGCTGCACGAGGATGCGAAGACCGATCGCCAGCGGAAGTACTACCACGGCGTGGTGCTCAAGACCATCGCGCTGCAGGCGCGCCCGAACGACCAGCAGTTCCCCCTGAAGGTCTGGAAGGAGCACTTCCGCGCTGAGTACTTGGGCTGGAAGACCGTCACCAGCCGCAACCCGCTCACGGGCAAGAAGGTGCGCAGGCGCGAGCGCGTCAGCACCGAGCAGCTGGGAGTGAAGGGCTACAGTCAGCTCATCGACCGCGTGAGCGCGTTCGCTGCCTCGGAACTGGGCGTGACGTTCCCCGCAAGCTTCGAGCAGTGGGAGCGGATGCAGGTGGACCCGGACACTGGCGAAATCATCGGGGGAGTTCTGGGATGAAGTGGTTCATCGACTTCTACTGGCAACTGCGCGTCCTGCCCTACGCGGTGAAGCACCTGCTGGGCCGCTGGTATGTCCTGAGGGACGCGCCCGACGGCGTGGTCTTCTGGCTAGCCAAGGCCCACCGGGAAGCGCTGCGGGATGAGCTCGCCCAAGACGACGATGTGATGTCCTTCCTTGCGGAAGGCACGCGCGAGCTGGAGGTGCGGGTGCAGCGCCTACGCCGAAAGATCGAGCGACTTGGGGAAAAGCAGTGAAGCGGAGCGCGCCCATGCCGCGTACCGGCTTCAAGCGCCGCCGGCCGCAGGTCATCGGCGTGGATCTCGCTTCGGGCCCAGACCGCACGGTGATCGTGAAGATGCTGCCGGTGCCCGGCCGCATCGTGAGCATGGTTGCGATCAACGATGCCGATTTCCGCGGCGGCATGCCGAAGACCGTTAAGCAGGAGAACCGCACGCTGTTGAACATGGCCCGGGGTCAGCGCTGCCTGTTGCAGGTGCCCGGCACCTGCACGGGCGACACCGCCACCACGGTGGCATGCCACAGCAACCAGTCGGTGCACGGCAAGGCCGGCGCGCGCAAGGCTGACGACCAGTGGTCCGTGTGGGGGTGCGTGCGCTGCCACACCTGGCTCGACCAAGGCCCGGCCCCGGCCGCCGAGAAGATCGAGCGGTTCGCCGCCGCTCACCGCTGGATGGTTTCCATCTGGCAAGACATCGTGGCAGGCGTACAGCCGGCCACACCGAAGGAGCGCCGGGCCGCCGCATGGGCCCTGGCCAGGATTTAAAACGAGGAGAACGAATGGCTGAAGCCCAAAAATCAACCCTGCTGGTGGTGCTAGAGGCGGTGCAGGATCTGCACGCCCAGGAGCAGGTGGTCACCCGCGAGACGCTGGCCGAGCTGACCGGCCTGAAGCTCACCACCATTGATGACCGCCTCGGCGTCCTGGTGGACGAGGGCGACATCGTGCGCGTGCAACGCGGCGTGTTCGTGCCGGCGGTGCGGCATGCGCCCGCGCGGCCCATGTCCAAGACCGTGATGCCCGACGGCACTGTGAAGATCGAGATCGGCGACGAGGTGCTCACGCTCACGCCGCGGGAGGACCGGGCTCTGGCAAATCTGATGGCGGGCGCCGCCGCCCAGGCTGCGGCCATCGAAGCGGGGAGGAACACTGCGCTGCTCGCGGCCGAGCTGGGTGAGGAGGTCAAGCGCCTGCGTCGTCAGGTGCAGGCGCTCACGGAACGAGTGGACCCTGGCCAAGGGCAGCTTTTCGCGGAGCTGGGGCGCGTCGTGAAGCCGGCCGCCAACGGCGCGGCATTCGGCTTCGATAGGAGCAAACCTGTTTCGGGCGGAAAATCAGTTTCATGAACACCTCCGACTACATCGCGCTTGCCGCACTCGCGGTCAGTGGATATGCCGTTTACCAGTCTCACCGTACAAATGCGCGCACAGAAGCGGCACGCCGGGAGTCGGAAGCCACGCAGGCTGCTGCCAAGCGCCGGGGGTTGGTCGACGAGGTGATCCTGGAGGCGCACGGCTTGGCCGACGACGTGCGCTTGCACGGTGGCGAGGTAGATAAGACGAAGCGGCGCGCGAACGACATGGAGATCAAGAGCGGATCGCGCGAGAATTCGAGCTTCACCCTCATCCGGCAGAGTTGCGAAGGAAAGCGGATAGAGGCGGAAGACGCGCACACGGCCTACGCGCAGCCCGTTCTCTCTGCAACAACGGAAGCGCTCGGCCAGCGCTCGATCGAGGAGCTCGAATCGACGCTGCGAGATATCAAAAAGGCGCGCGGCCGCGTTCGCCTGCTCATCGAGGAAACCAAAAAGCTGCTATCGGAGTAGCCGAAATCTCACCGGCGAGAATGGCCGCGTGAACACGCACACCTCTCAACTCGCAGGCCAAGAGCTCGAAGCCTGGGTAGCCAAGGCCGTGGGCGAGCAGGCCTACAAGACCCTCTGGCCGGACTTCGAGAAGCTGGTGGACCGTTTCGCCATCAGCATCTCACCCCTCCCGGGCAAGGGCCTGCAGTGGGTCGCGATCGTGATCGGTCGGCCCGCCACTGGACTATCCGCCGGCCCGTACCAAGAGGGCCCGACGCCCCGAATCGCAGTGGGGCGCGCCATCGTCGCAGCCCGATTCGGCCTGGAACTTCAGATCGGCTGAGCGAAGACGGCCGACCAGTGCATGTGGCTGCTCTTGTGGTGCCGCATTTCCCGTAGCTGGAACGTGATGCGCACGCGCCCGACACGTGCCACTTCGACTTCGGCCTCCATCGTCTCCGGCAGCCCCTTGGCGGGCTCGGGCAGCTGCTTCGAAGCGGCCGACAGCTCCTCGACCGACACGCTCGCCAACACGCCATTCGGGTGGAACGGATCTTTCAAGTCCGGCATCCGGCCGTCGCCGTACTGCACCAGCATCTTCAGCGCCGTCATGCCGTTGCGCACGCCCTTGTCCTCGTCGCAGTTGTTGAAGATCATGTGGGCGTTCCGCGCCTTGTAGGCCAGTCGCACCGTCTCGGCGATGATGCCTTTGAGCTCGGCGTCCGAATACTCGTAGGAGAACCTTTCCGCCGGCGAGGACACCGCAGCGTTGTACGTCTCGGTGTTCCGGCCATGCAGGCGCACCAGCGTGTAGTTGGGGTTCGTGACCTCCCAGACCGGCGGTACGCTGTTATCGAAGCCGCGCGGGCCGTCGACCACGGTGTGCACGGCGTTCAGGGCGCGCAGCATGGCCAATGTCTCGACGGTCCGCTTCGTGCCGTCCCACCAGCTGCTGTGTCGGAACTCGATGCTGATGGTGTCCCGCGGCAGCTTCTGGCGGATGGACTCGAGGTGAGCGACCACCCGAGGGCTCGGTACCACCGACGGCGGGAACTGGAAGTGGATCAGCCCGAGCTTGCCGTTCAGGCGTAGCGGCTCGAGCGATTGGTGGAAGGCCTCCCACAGTGCATCCTTCACCTCGTCGGCGGTATCCCGGTAGAGCAGGCGCTTCCGGCCGGGCAGCAGCTCCTTCACGCCGCGCGGCAGCACCTGCACGTCGGTCTGGTGCCCGGTGAAGAAGCGGAAGGCCTTCACATTGAAGACGAACCCCTCGGGCGTGCGCGCCGCCCAGTTGTGCGTGTTCGTCTGGGAGGGGATGGCGTAGTAGCTGCTGTCCACCTCGACCAGCGGGAAGATGCTGGCGTAGTAGCGCAGGCGCGCCTCCGGTGTCTTGCAGTCCGGAGGGTAGAAGCGGCCGCAGTCGATCAGCGTCTTCTCGGCCCAGGAAGCATGCCCCACGAGAGTCATGTCTCATTATGGGCACCAGCAGCCGCCCCCCTGTAGGGATTCGCCGCGTCGGCGGGCAGCGAGAACATTCCCTCACCGATCACGGTCCCCGAACTTGGCGTCAGCCCTGGCGCTGGAGTGGGGGGCAAACCACTCCACATGACCCCTTGCGCATCCCAGGGGATTCAGGGCGGGATGAGAACCGCGCGGCCCAGCGCACCCTGTGTGCGTAGTCGGATGGACCGGTCCCCGGCGCTTTCGCCGGCCAGTTGTCTCCTCGCGCGGCTCCGGCCGCACGTTCGCCCGCCAGGCCCACCCTGGCGGGTTTTTTCTGCCGGACGCCCAGTCGCATCACAATGCACCAACTCCATCCTTGAGGGCTGTCATGAGCAATTACGACTTCGAGTTCGACCTGATCCGCTCGCGAGACGACGCACCGCCATTCAGCCGCGAGTATCAGCAGGAGCTGGCAGGCTACGCGACGCAGTTCGGCCCTCACTCTCAGACCGCCTTCACGATGGATTCTGTTGACGGCGGAGGAGGGCCGCTGGGCGAGTTCGCGTTTGGGAGCTATTCCGAGCTGATCAAGGCGGTGGGAGCGGTCGCTGTCGGCTACATCGCCGCGAGGGCAGGGCGGAAGGTGAAGGTCAAGAGCAAGGATCTTGAGGTTGAAGCCCGCAATCCCGAGGAGGTGAAGGCGCTGTTGCTGGTTCTCCGCGAGCATGAGGCTGAAGCAGCCGCGAAAGCGCCAGCGGCAAACGAGCAGAAGCCTCCTGCCGCATAGCGCTGACATCACCCTGTAGGGTTCGACCAGCTCGGGAGCGCGCGGAACACTCGCGCGCATGGCAACACGCAAGCCGGCCAAGAAGCAGGCACCCGCACCGAAGAAGACCATCACCAAGCCCGCAGCCCTCAAGAAGGCCGCGGGCGCACCTGCGCGCAAGAAGTCGGCACCGCCGGCCAAGCCGAAGAAGCCAGCCCGGCCGACCCGAGCAGCAACACCAGCACCAGTCACAGAACCCGCACAGCTTGGCCTAACCGACCTGCAGCAGCGCTTCGTCGACGAGTACCTCGTGGACCTGAACGGCACGCAGGCAGCCATCCGCGCCGGCTACAGCCCGGACACCGCCCGGCAGATGGCATCGGAGAACCTGTCAAAACCGTACATCCAGATTGCCATCGCTGAAGCTCGAAAGGCCCAGCAGACGCGCACGCACATCGAAGCCGATCGCGTGGTGGTGGAGGCTTGGAACATCGTGTTCGCCGACCCGCGTGAGCTGGTGCAGATCAAGGTCGGCTGCTGCCGGCACTGCTGGGGCGAAGGGTTCAAGTTCCAGCGCACCGTTGGCGAGTTCAACCACGACCGCGAGCAGCACGCCCTCAAGGCGGGCAACCTGGCCGACTTCGACGAGAAGGGCGGCATCGGGTTCGATCCCCTCAAGCCGCCGCATCCTGCCTGCCCGGACTGTGGTGGCGATGGCTACCCGCGCACGGTGCTGACCGACACGCGGCAACTGTCGCCCGCGGCGCGCGCCCTGTATGCCGGCGCCAAGATGACGAAGTACGGCATCGAGGTGCAGATGCACGACAAGGCCGCCTTCGCGGAGAAGCTCTTCAAGCACCTGGGCCTCTACGAGAAGGACAACCAGCAGAAGACCGACCCGCTGGCGTCGCTGCTGAGCCGGATCACGACCGGAAATGCCAACGGATTCCGGCCCGTGGCCGACGATCCCGAGGTTCCCGATGCTGGTGCGCCTGCATCGAGCGCCATGCAACCGCGCCAGGACGTGGACGGCGAGGACTGAGCATGGCGAAGAAGGTGCAGGACGACGAGCGCGACGACTGGCTGCCCGAGCTGGCCGGTGGATCGGCGCTCGATGGGCAGCTCTGGCCGGACAAGCCGCGCGACCTGAAGCGCATCAAGGTCATTCCGCCCACGCACGTGCCTCAGGACGCGGCGGAGCTCGAGCGCTGCCTCGCCGACCCGGAATGGCGCCTCTTCAGCGGGTGCCTGTACCAGATCATCGTGAAGGGGGAGAACGATGGCGACGACGACCTGGTGCAGCCCTTCATCCCGAACCGGGCGCAGAAGCGCTTCATTCGTCGGCTCTGGCATCGCAACATCATCCTGAAGGCGCGGCAGCTCGGCTTCACGACCCTGATCGCCATCCTGTGGCTCGACCACGCTCTGTTCAACGGGAACCAGCGCTGCGGCATGATCGCCCAGGACCGCGAGACGGCCGAGGCCATCTTCCGCGACAAGGTGGTCTTCGCCTACGACCACCTGCCCGAGGAGTTGCGCGAGCGCTTCCCGCTGGCCAGGGCCAGCACGAAGGAGCTGCTGTTCGGCCACAACAACAGCAGCATCCGCGTGGCCACCAGCGTGCGCGGCGGCACCATCCACCGCCTGCACGTCTCCGAGTTCGGGAAGATCTGCGCCAAGTTCCCCGCGAAGGCGAACGAAGTCGTCACCGGCTCGATACAGGCGGTGCCGCTGTCCGGCATCCTGGTCATCGAGAGCACGGCAGAGGGCAGGGAGGGCGAGTTCTACGACATGTGCCAGCGCGCCCAGGCGCTGGTCGCCGGCAAGGTCAAGCTCACCGCCAGCCAGTACCGCTTCCACTTCTACGCCTGGTGGCAAGACCCGGCGTACTCGATGGACCCGGCCGGTGTCGCCATCAGCAACGAGCAGCACGACTACTTCAACGAGATCGAGCAGACGTGCGATTGTAAGATCGACTTGGGGCAGCGCGCCTGGTACGTGGAAAAGCTGCGCAACGACTTCTCCGGCAAAGAGGAGAAGATGTGGCAGGAGTACCCCTCGACGCCTGAGGAGGCCTTCCAGCAGTCCACGGCCGGCCACTACTACGCCAAGGACTTGGTGCTGCTGCGCAAGCGCGGCGGCATCTGCCAGGTGCCCGTGCTCGACCTGCCGGTGTTCACCTTCTGGGACATCGGCAACAGCGACGGTACCGCCATCTGGTTCATGCAGCTGCTGCGCGGCGAGGACCGCTTCATCGGCTACTACGAGGAGCACGAGGAAGACCTGCGCCATTACGCGCGCCACCTCCAGGAGCGAGGCTACCTCTACGGTGGGCACTTCCTGCCGCACGACGCCGACCACAAGCGTCTCGGCGACTACAACCGCAGCACGAAGGAGCAGCTGCAGCTTCTGCTGCCCGGCCAGGCCTTCTTCATCGTGCCGCGCGTCACCGAGCTGATGACCGGCATCTATGCCGTGCGCAAGCACATCAAGGGCGCCTACTTCGATCTGAATGGGACGGAGGAGGGCATGAAGCGCATCCAGGGCTACCGCAAGAAGTTCAGCCAGTCGGAGAGCCGCTTCCTCGACCAGCCCGACAAGAGCAACGGGTGCAGCGAAGGCGCTGACGCGCTGCGCCAGTGGGCACAAGCCAAGGAGCTCGGGCTGCTCGACAGCCTGACCGAGAACAGCAGCTACGTGGAGGCCCCGGAGCCTGCCTGCGTGTGAGGACCACCACCATGACGAACCAGACCAACGACCTCGACCCCGTGGACACGCCCGATGGCGATGTGCCGCTCTCGCTCGCCGAGTACCACCAGATCCTCGAAGAAATCGACAGCCAGCCGCGCGCGTGGCGCCGCATTGCCGACCGGGAAATGGACTACGCCGACGGCAACCAGCTCGACACCGAGCTGATCCGCCACATGAAGGCGCAGGGCATCCCGACCACGATGGAGAACCTGATCGGCGCATCGCTGGAGGGCATCCGTGGCTACGAGGAGGCGAACCGCACGGACTGGCGAGTGACCTCCAACGGGCAGCCTGGCGGACAGGACGTAGCGGACGCGATCAGCTTCAAGCTCAACGAAGCCGAGCGGAAGAGCAAGGCCGACGACGCCTGCAGCGGCGCCTTCTATCCTCAGATCGCGGTGGGCATCGGCTGGGCCGAGGTGTGCCGCAACTCCGATCCTTTCGACTACCCCTACCAGTGCAACGTCATCCACCGCAACGAGATCCACTGGGACTGGGCCAGTACCAAGCTGGACCTGAGCGACGCGCGGTGGTTGCGCCGCCAGCGGTGGATGCACCCGTCGCGCCTGGCGCGCGTCTTTCCTGACCAGAAGGAGCTGATCCGCCGCTACGGCCGCGCCGGCATCAACTGGTGGGCGGAGTTCGACGAGACGCAGCACGGCGGCGGCAGCACGGGCCTGAACCGGGCGTGGGATGTGGCGCGCGAGTGGACCCGCCTCGAAGACCGGTGGTTCAACCCGATGAACAAGGAGGTGTGCGCCTCCGAGCTGTGGTACCGCCGGTGGTCCGATGTGATCGTGCTCAAGAGCCCGGACGGCCGCGTGGTGGAGTACGACGAGAAAAACCCGGCGCACGTTTTCGCCCTGGCCAAGGGGCGCGTGCAGTTCATGCGCGCCACCGTCGCGAAGGTCCGCCGCAGCTACTGGCTCGGCCCGCACGTCCTCTTCGACGGCCCCAGTCCCTATGCGCACCGCTACTTCCCGTACGTGCCGTTCTGGGGCTTCCGCGAGGACGGCACTGGCGTGCCCTTCGGCTATGTGCGTAACCTGATGGACCAGCAGGACACGCTGAACAACGGCAATGCGCGTCTGCGCTGGGGTATGAGCTCCTACCGCACCGAGCGCACGAAGGGCGCCGTCGACATGCCCGACGACGTGTTCCGCCGCACCATCAACCGCCCGGACGCCGACATCGTGCTGAACGCGGCGCACATGGCACAGCAGGGCGCCCGGTTCGAGGTGAAGCGCGACTTCCAGGCCAATGCCCAGCAGCTCGAGCAGCTTCAGAACGCCCGCAACGCGATCGAGCGCATCAACCCCGCTGCCGCGGGTGCGTTCTCTGGCCGGCGCGGCACTGCCAACAGCGGCATCCAGGAACAGACCCAGGTGGAGCAGGCCAACCAGTCGCTCGCGCACATGATGGGCAACCAGAAGCGGGCGCGCACGCTGGTGGGCGAAATGCTGGTGGCGATGATCGTGCAGGACATCGGCTCAAGCCCGCACGCGGTCGTCATCGAGGGCGACGACGTGACGCCAGCGCGCACTGTGGTGCTCAACAAGCCTGAAGCGGACCCGCTCACCGGCGTTCCCTACCTCTCCAACGATCTGCAGCGCACCATGCTGCAGGTCGGGTTGGAAGATGTGCCCAGCTCGCCGACCTACCGCGGGCAGCAGCTCAACGCCCTGTCCGAAGCGATCAAGAGCCTGCCGGCGCAGTACCAGGCCGCCGCCATGCCCTTCCTCGCCAGCCTCATGGACGTGCCGTTCAAGCGGGCGCTCGTGGAGGCCCTGCGCGCCGCCTCGGCGCAGGAGACGCCCGAGCAGGTGGAGAAGCGCATCCAGGAAGCGGTGCAGGACGCGCTGGCGAAGGCCGGCAACGACCTCAAGGCCCGCGAGCTCGACATGAAGGAGCGACTGACCGAGGCCCAGATCAAGCAGATCATGGCCCAGGCGGTGCAGACCGGCGTGCAGGCAGCCTTCGCGGCGATGCAGGGAGGCGCGCAGGTGGCGCAGATGCCGATGATCGCGCCGATCGCCGACGCCATCATGCAGGGCGCAGGCTACCAGCGGCCCACGCCGGGCGGCGACGATCCGAATTTCCCGACGCCGGCGCAGACGGCCGCCATGAACATCAAAGACCCCTATATCCAGGGGCAGGGCCCCGCCGCGCTGGCGGCTCAGGAGGAAGCGGCTGCTGCACCGCCGGTGCGCGAGAACACCAGCCCGACGTTCCCTCCGCGCGCGATTCAAGCGGGGGGAGGCATGAAAGGTATCGAAACTACGAGTGTTTCAGACAGCTTGCCGACGTGAGCCAGTGGCCAAGCGCTTCAAGTTACGCTGCCAACTTTGATTGGGGAAGTTCGCCGCGAGGCACCGTCAAACCTTGCCGAAAGAACATGACCTCTGATCCAACGTAGCGCACCTGCGCGGTGTAGTTCAGGCCATAGATGATGGACCGAGACATCCGGTACATCTGTTGAATTTGGTCTACGTTGTCATAGGACACTACCCATGGGACTTCGAACTCTCCCGATTGCAACAGCAGCGCGATCCGTTGGTGATCGTCATGCTCGTAGTAGTTGCGATAGAGGCCCTGGCCCTTGGTGTAGTAGGGAGGGTCGAGGTAGACGAGGGACTGGCGGGGAAGAAAGCTGCGGCTTCTGCTCAGCAGCGCATGCGCATCCTCGTTGTAGACCGAGATGCTCGATGAATGGAGCGCAATCATTTCGATGCGCTTGGCCAACACATCTTTCTTTAGCCGAGCGTCGAGTTTGTAGTTCCCGTCCTGAGCGAGGCCTCCGATCACGCCGCCTTTCAATACCCCCGACCGATTGGTCCGGTTCATGAACAAGGTCGCAAAACCGCGCTCAGCTTGGCCAACCTTGATTTCCCCTCTGAGAACGGCTCGCCAATGGTGCCACTGGGCCATCGTCACCGGTGTATCAGCGAGCAGACGCAGGATCTCTTCTGGTTGCTGAGTGATTGACACCCAGAAATCAAAAACTGCTGGGTCCAAGTCGTTGATGTGGATGTGCGTTGCGTCGCCATGAAACAGCAACTCTAGCGCCACTCCAGCGCCGCCAGCATAGGGCTCGAGATAGTGGCCGCCCGACAGCCCGTTGGCCCTCATCAAGCTTGCAATGAACGGGGCAAACTGTGCCTTGCCGCCCGGGTATCGAAGAGGGGTATAGAGCTTGTTGGAGAACATTATTCGTCGCGTGGCGTCTCAACTCTAGCGCACAGCAGCCGGCTTGGCCAGCGTCATACGAAGCGCGCAGAAGTCCGGGCGACTGCCTGCTCGAAGGAGGCTACAAATTCTGCTGATTCTCTCGGATAGCAGGCCATCCATTCGCGAAGGATGCCCCACCGATGGATCGCGTTCCAATGCTCCTTCCACCACTGCTTCGTGCTGTCGCGCTGGGTAGATTGAACTGTCGTGCCCAAAAACTGGTTCACGATCTTGTCGCTCGTGGGGTTCGGAACGTCAAACCGAAGCATGGCGGCCTGTAACGTTGGTGTCGGCCTCTCGACGATGTCTTGAAGAAACCGAATGATGGTGTTTTCGGGGGACCGCGCTGTGCCCCGCGAACCTGCGACGCAAGGCAGTTTGATAGTGTTGCCTCTGGACGCGGCCTTGAGCGGAATGGATGTATCAGCATCAACTATCAGTACTCGGTCTTTGAAAATTGCGTCTTTCTCCGGCAGCGCTATCAGGTTCGAGCCGCCCACTCCCAATGGAATAAGTTTTATCGTGACCCCGTATTTACGGCCTAAGGATGCGCGCTTTCCTTTGGGAATTAGCGTGTCGCAAAATTGGGCACCTTCCACATCTTCAAAGTAAACCCCTAAAGTGGGCTTTTTCGATTTCGCTGCTTTTCCATAATCAGCCGTCAGGATCATGTCATCAAGAACCGCTTTAAGCGATTGATCCTCCGCGAGTCTCGGGCGTCGCGTATCGAGAAGATAGATGATCTTGTCCGGAGATCTCGCATTGCCTGCACCTTCTGGGTGGACCGCACTTATTAGCGCGGGAGAGTGCGTTGTAGCCACGATTTGAAGATTTAGCTTTCGCGCGGCGCTTTTTAGTGCATCTGCGAGGCGGGATATGGCGTGAGGATGAAACCCGACATCCAATTCATCGATGATCAACAACCCGCCCGTGTAGGCATCGCCTTGTTCTCGCTTCAGTTGACTGAATGACGCGAGCGCAGTTGCAATGCTTGCCAAGCTGTCTTGGCCCATGGAAACCGCCAGTGCTTCGTGGGTCTGGTACCCTGGGTGTGCGGTCTTTTTCTTCGATCCTCGTATGCTCTGATGAGTCATCCTGTCGGTCACTCCGCCGCCAAGGATTACCGAGTCAATAAAACTCGTCATCAAATTTTTGTCGTCGGTGTGCATTTGCAGATTAGCGCTTGACACCTCTTTCTCGTCGGCCTCGCCAATAGAAGCAAGTCGACGGATTCCTAAGAAAATACATGCCAGAGGGATCTTGGCATCTTGGCCAATTGGGTCATCCTCTGCACGCTCAATCGTTCGAGGTACGACTCGGGCGCGCTTCCACGCTTCTCGCCGGGTCATGGCACATCGCTTCCGGACCTCAACTCCGTCCACATCGGCCACGACGATCGGAGCTGCTGCAGGATTTTGCTGAGCAGTATCAACCTCACTCAATGCAAGGTAAACGATGCGTTCAATGTTTGCGTAAAAGGGATCGCCTAAATAGGTCTTTGGTGCGCCTTCGGAAGTCAGACCGAAAGTATTCGCCAAGAGCCCAAGGATCGTTGATTTTCCTATGCCGTTGTGACCCGCAATCAGAGTAAGTCTAGAGCCAAGCTCTATTTTTAGTTCTTTTAGCTTTCTGAAAGGAGAATCAGAAAATTCCAACGATTTAACGCGAATATTTTGAATTTGTGCCGGCATAGCATCCCTCAACGATGTACCTAGTTGTTACTTTGGTGTGAGTATCCGACTAATCCATCGCTGATGGATTAGGGAAATGGAGATGTCGGCGGGGGGGACGCGCGAGCGATCAGTGGTGGCTTGTTCATGTGCACCCCCTGTAGGGTTTCACGAGAGGCCATGCCCTCGGCAAAGTCGTGCTCAAGCGTGATGCGAAAGCAAAGCGTGAAGTAGCCCGCTCGTGAGAGCCGGCACCTCCCTCGAAAGAGCGCGAGGTAACTCCCCCAGCTGGAGGTGTACGGGGTGGGGCTTCGGCCCCGCCCGGTGCTCCGAATGCGGATGTCCCTAGCGGCCACGGCGACATGTGGCGGACGAGCATGACGGCAACAACCGACAACTTCTTTGACAGCATCAACGGCGCACTGACGCCGGAGCAGGCTCTCCAGGCATTGAGCTTGGAAGAGAAGGGCGATACCGGCGGCAAGCCGGAAGACGGTGGCGCGCCCACGACCACCACTGCAACCGACGATAAGCCCGGTGCGGCTGAGCCCACGAAGGGCAACGAGCAAACCGACGAGACGAAGGGCAAGGCCGATGGCGCCCAACCCATCCCGGAAGACCAGCAGACCGCGGACAACACCGTGGTCCTGGCCAGGGACGGCAAGCACACCATCGACTTCAGCCACCTGGACAAGGCACGCCAGCAACGCGACACGTACCGGGCCGAGGCCGAAGACGCGAAGCGCCAACTGGCGGACCTGCAAGCACAGGCGAAGGCCCGCGAGAACGAAGGGCAGGCCCCGACCAAGACCGACAACATGGTCGCCACAGCAGAGGCGGCAATGTCGAAGGGGGTGGACCCGGGCCTGTTCGGCGACTTCTCGGAAGAGGCGCTTGCGGCAGGCATCGCCAAGCTGGTGCAACAGCAAGTGGAGGAGCGCGTCGGCAAGGCCGTCGCGCCGCTGCAGGCGAAGCAACAGCAGGACGCCGCCACCGCGCACTACGAGGCCATCTACAAGGCGCATCCCAACGCTGACTCCATCGTGGAGAGCGCCGAGTTCAAGGCCTGGGTGGATGCCCACCCGAGCGCGGTTCGCAATGCGTACTGGCAACTGTTCGACCCGAAGACGGGCGGAACGGCTGAGCAGATCGTCGAAGTGTTCGATGCCTTCACGAAGGGCAACAAGGAAGCTCCTACGCCCGCAGCCTCTGACAAGGCTGCGGCCACGGCCGCCGCTGCTTCCGCGCGGAAAGAACCCCCTGCAAGCCTGTCCGGTATCCCCGGCGGGCGCGCGGACGGGCTCTCTCCGCAGGAGCACATGGCAGGCATGGGTGGCGTCGACATGTACGCGGCCATGGAAGGCATGAGCCCCGCACAGATCGAAGCCTTTCTGAACAAGCAACTCTGATTGCACCAGGCATCGCCGGGAGGCGAGGCCGATCCCATCGAAGGAGGACTCCATGTCCGAAAGCAAAACGAACGTCCCGTCGGGCGCCACCGGCGCCATGATCCAGCAGGCGGTAGGGGTCTTCCACACCTGCATGCAGCGCAACACGACGCTGAACCGCCTCACGGGCAAGATGCCCACCATCGAGAACGCCATCGCGGGCGCGAAGCGTCAGTCGAAGCCCACGATGCCCATCGTGCGCGCCGACGACCTGGGCAAGAACAAGGGTGACGAGATCACCTTTCACCTCGACAACCCGATCAGCGGTTACCCGATCATGGGCAGCGAATACGCCGAGGGCAAGGGCGTGGGCATGTCGTTCTCGGAAGACCGGCTGCGCGTCAACCAGGCGCGCTTCCCGGTGGACATGGGCAACACCATGACCCAGATCCGCAGCCCCTACGACCTGCGCCGCCTGGGCCGCCCGAAGGCGCAGCAGCTGATGAACGACTACATCGACCAGTCGATCCTCGTTCACATGGCCGGCGCCCGCGGCTTCCACGACAACAAGATCGAGTGGCGCGTGCCGCTCGCCTCGCACCCGAAGTTCAAGGAAATCATGGTGAACCGGGTGAAGGCGCCGACGCGCAACCGGCACCTGGTGGTCGGCGGTGGCGCCGTGGGCGAGGTGAAGGCGAACGCTGGCGAGCTGACCATTGCCACGACGGACATGTTCACCATGGATGCGGTGGACTCGCTGCGCTCCTGGATGGACCAGATCCCGCTGCCGCCGCCCCCGGTGGAGTTCGAGGGCGACCTGGCCGCCACCGACAGCCCAATCCGCGTTGCGCTGGTGTCGCCCGCGCAGTACAGCGGCTTCGCCACGAACCCGGACTTCCGTAGCTTCCAGGCCAACGCCTATGCGCGCGCCCGGCTGGCGAAGGACCACCCGCTGTTCCTCGGCGACGTGGGCCTCTGGAACGGCATCCTCATCGTGAAGATGCCCAAGGCGATCCGCTTCTACGCTGGCGATCAGCTCAACTACTGCGCTGCGTACGACAGCGAGGTCGAGTCCAGCGTCGTCGTGCCGGCGTCGTTCGGCACCACCTTCGCCGTGGACCGCGCGCTGCTGCTGGGCGGCCAGGCGCTGGCGCAGGCCTTCGGCAGCTCGGAGCACAGCGGCATCCCGTTCTTCTGGTCGGAAGAGAAGGGTGACCACGGCGACAAGCTCGAAATCCTGATCGGCGCCATCCTGGGCATGTCGAAGATCCGCTTCGCAGTGGACCACGGCGACAGCACCCAGTTCACCGACCACGGCGTGACGGTGCTGGACACGGCCGTTCGCATCATCAAGCCGCGCGGCTGATGACCTCGGGGGCCGGCTGCGGTTGGCCTCCGCCTTCACCTTTCTCGAATCACACAGGAGGCCAACATGGCAACNATTAAGAAACTGGGGCTGGGCCTGCAGCAGTTCGGCGGCTTCACCCCTTACGGCAACCTCACCACGCTGCGCGCCGCGCTGCTGACCGCGGCCGATGGCGGCGCGCTCAACGCGGACAGCGCCACGCCCCTCGGCATCGGCGATGTCGTGGTGCTCGACAAGCTGCCCGAGGGCATGGTGCTGGAAGACGCGCAACTGATCGTGTCGACGGCGATGACCGCCGCAGTAACCGGCTCGCTGGGCTTCATCTACGCCGACGGTGTGGACAGCGCCGACGTGCCGCAGGACGCCGCGTATTTCGGTGCCGGCCTGGCGCTCAACGCGACCGGCCGCCTGCGCGCCGCCACCGCCAAGGTGCCGGTGAAGCTGCCCAAGCCCGCGCTGCTGGTGCTGACCATCGCAGGCGCGGCCAACGCGAAGGCTTCGCGCGTGGACGTGATCGTGCACGGCGAGCGCGGCGGCCCGAAGTAATCGACACCTGAGCCGAGCGGGGCGGGGCCATGTGCTTCGCCCCTTCGTCACATCCAAGAGGAGCAACCCATGTCCGCCAGCCAACTCGTCGCCATCACCTACGTCGGCACGGAAACGCCGTTCCAGGACCGCATCTACCGATCGCGCCTGACCTTCGACCCCGACCAGACCCGCGAGGTGCCGGCCGAGCTCGCTGCCAAGTTCCTGCTGCACGCAGACGTGTTCAAGGCGGCCGACGAAAAGGCTGCCGAGGCGACCGCGAAGAGCAAGAAGGCCGCCGCGCCGAAGGACGACACGGCGGAGACGCTCGAAGCCGCCCAGAAGGCCGAGGAAGAGCGGCGCCAGAAGGAGGGCCAGCGCTTCGAACTGCACCAGCAGATCGACAAGATGGACAAGCAAGCGCTGCGCGACTGGACGAAGACGAAGTTCCAGCAGGAGCTGCCCGGCAACCTCGGCATCGAGAAGATGCGCGATCGCGTCAAGGGCTTCGTGGATCAGTTCGGAGCCCCATGACCCTGCAGGACTTGATCCGGCGCTTCCGCGTCCTGGCCAACGACAAGCGGCAGCCCTATTTCTGGGCAGATGCCGATGTCGTGGACTGGCTGAACGATGCCGAGCGGCAGGCTGCGGTGCGCGGCCGGCTGCTGCGCGAGGACGCGGACCCTGAGGTGTGCCGCATCGCGCTCGCATCGGGGCAGGCGGTGTACCCGCTGCACGCGGCGGTGTTCGAGATCATCAGCCTGCGCCTGCTGCCAGTCAACGGCGACCGCGCGCGCTCGATCAGGCTCGTTTCGCGCGAGTGGCTGGATGCCGAGGTGCCCGGCTGGCGTGAGCGTGTAGACCCGGCGTGCTTCGCGATCCAGGATGACACTTCCTTGCGCCTGGTCGGCACGTTCGAGGCCGGCGATGTGCTCGTGCTCGAGTGCTATCGGACGCCCCTGGAGTCAATGGCGCTGCCCCCGGGCGGCTCGCCGCCGCCGGTGGTCCGCAGCACGCCCGATATCCATGCGACGCACCACGAGCACCTGCTGCTGTGGGCGTTGCATAAGGCTTTCAGCATCCCCGACACCGAGACGTTCGACCCGGCACGCTCGGACAGGGCTGAAGCGGGCTTCACCGCCTACTTCGGGCCGATGCCCGATAGCGACCTCCGCCGTATCACGCGCGAGGATGTTCCACATCACAACGTGCTGATCCTGCCATGAGCACGACCCTTGTTCACGTAGAGCTCCGCGTCGGCGAGACGGTGCGCATCGGCAACACGCTGGTGACGCTCTCTCAGAAGTCGGGACAGCGCGCGCGTCTCGCCATCTGCGCCGACGCGAACACCCCCATCCAGCGCCCAGCCGGGCGCGCAACCACTGGCGCGCAGGAGTGCGCTTCTTCCGCTGAAGAGGCCGCAAATGGCAAACACCCTGTATGACGCTGCGCGGCAGCGCTTCCTGGAAGCTCAGCTCAACTGGGCGACCGACACCATCAAAGTTCTGTTGGTGGACACTGGCGCCTACACGCCGCAGACGGCCATCCACCAGTACCTCGCGGACATCCCGATCTCGGCGCGCATCGCGGGCCCCGTGACGCTGACCGCGAAGACCACCACCGGCGGCGCGGCCGACGGCGCGGACGTGACGTTCACGGCTGTCTCGGGCGCGAGCATCGAGGCCATCGTGATCTACCGCGACACGGGCACCGAGGCGACCTCGCCGCTGATCGCTTTCATCGACACGGCCACGGGCCTGCCAATCACGCCCAACGGCGGCGACATCATCGTCACCTGGGACAACGGCACCAACAAGATCTTCAAGGTCTGATCGTGGGGGGCGCAGGAGTGCAGGACACGCAATCTCTCGCGGCGTCGCCGCAGAAGCCGCCGCCGATCATCATCGGCGTGGAGGGCATCGCCCCGAAGCCCATCGAGCTGACGCCGGCCATCGTGCCGGGCATCAACTGGCGCATGGTGGGCGCGCTGCCGCCGTTCCAGATGTTCGTCCACGAGCTGGCGCCGTGCCCGCCGGGGCGCGACAGCCAGGAGTGGGCCATCGACTACGCGCTGCGCTTCGCTGGTCAGCGTGGCGACGACGTGCTCATGGGCGAGTACAGCGCCTGGCACGCGGCAAAGGGGTACTGGCCGAACGAAACGCCGCTGGGCGTGCTGAAGGACTGAGGGAGCGCGAGTATGGGCCACCGAATCGCCGGCGTCCTCTACGGGGAGAACATCGTTGGCCGCATTCTTGAAGTGCGGCAAGGCCTTGATCCGTTGCTGGTGTCTTCAGATCTGATTTCCTACCCCGGCTCCGTCGGGAGCAGCGGCGCGTTTGCCGCGCTTGCACCGGACTTGAAGGCCGGTGTGGTCACGTTCAACAGCGGCATCTCGGGGTCGAATTTTCGCTACTACCCTGACATGAACACGATGGCCAACCCAGTGACGCCGGCCGCCGGCTTTGCTGCAACCACCACGGTGTGCGCGATTTCGAACGATCACTACGCGGTCGGCGGCACCAGCTCTCCCTACCTCTACGTCTTCAAGCGGAGCGACCACTCGCTGGTCACGGTGGCCACGACCAACCTCGGCACCATCTATGCGTTGGACTTCTCGCCGGACGGTACAAAGCTGGCGGTGACGCACGGCAGTTCGCCCTATATCCGCGTCTATAACACCTCGACGTGGGCTTATACCGATGCGGTGACGGTGCCCGGCGGCGGTGGCAATTACGGACTCGTGTTCACCTCGGATAGCACGCGCTTTGTCGTGATGTGTGCTTCTTCGCCCTTCATTTCGATCTACAACGCTACGACCATGGTGCGAAGCTACGGCTACGCCGCGAGCAGCAAGTACACCCCGACGACCAACTACATCCGCCCCCTCGCGCGGCATCCCACTACGGCAAACTCGATCTTGATGGCGTTCGGCACCTCGCCGTTCATCGCGGAGTTCAATGCGGACACCCAGGTCTTCACGGATTTCACTGCCCTGACGACCGGTGGCGTGATCGGGCCGGGCTACAGCCTGACGGTCGATCCAGATCCAACGGAGGACGCGGTCTACCTCCGCCACAACACTGGTTCGACATCGCCAACCCGGACGATGTCGAAGTTCAGGATCTCCACGCGCGCACCGTTCCCGGCGCAGTCGCCACTGTTCCGCAACGCCATGTGGGGCAGCACTGGCGCGCTGACGCCATTTGTCATCACTTACGACACCCCCTACAAGATCACGGGCACGGTGCGGGACATCAGCAACAACCCCGTGGCGCGCGTGGTGCGCGCGCATCGACGAGATACCGGTGAGCTCGCCGCCCAAACCACCTCGAGCGCGAGCACCGGCAACTACGACCTGCGCGTGCCGGACATCGGGCCTTACGACGTGCAGTTCATGACGGCCGCCGGCGAGCTGCTGAACGACCTGTTCTACGCGCAGACGGAGCCGCAACCGGTCTAGCGATGCCGTACACGCCCCCGACCAGCCCGCTGAACGCTTCGTGGGTCGGGGCACCGACCTACCGAGGGCCCGCGCGCGTCATCCTCGGCACCTGGGTCACGCCGAATCAGTGGATCTACCAGCCGGCCAGCGCCGAGGGCGGCATGGGCACGCCAACGGTCATCGGGCAGCAGCTCGTGGCGGCTGCAGGTGCCGCTGACCAGACCCAATGGGGTACGACCTTCGCGCTGACGAAGGTTCTCTACTACCGGCCGCCGCAGTACACCATCACCGCTTCGTGGGTCGGCAAGCCGGTCTACATCCGCACCATCGGCGCATCCCTGTCGGTCACCTGGGACCAGCAGCGCGCCTACGTCAATCCGCCGGGCTTTCTGTCCGAGGCGACGGGCACGCCCTTCGTCACGCAGCAGCAGTTCGTGCGGCCGGTGGGCTTCACGCCGCTGGCCTTCGGTTCCACGTACGCGATCTTCCCCTACCAGTACGCGCCGCCGCGCTGGACGATCAATGCGAGCTGGGTGGGCAAGCCGGCCTACACACCCGCGGTGGGCGTGCGCGATGGGCTCTGGACGCTGCCGTCAGAGGACAAGTACATCCCGCTGACGGGCTGGGACTCGTGCAGCTTCGGCGCCGCCACGATCCAGAACTACCTCACCTACGTTGCGCCGGGTGGGTTCGACAGCCTGGCCGTCGGCGCGCACCAGGTGCGCAATGCGGCGGGCGCGCTGCGGCCAACGGGCATCGCCAGCCAGCTCTCGTTCGGTGCCGCCCTCGTGGCGTTCGGACAGCGCAAGGTCACGCCCACGGGCGTGGATCTGTCGGGCTTCGGCGCGGCCGCCGTGGTACTGAAGAACAGGCGTCTCTTCCCAGGTGGCTTCGATGCGATGGCCGGTGGCAACCCGACCATCATCAACCGGAACCGGTACATCGCAGCCGGCAACATCGTGCCGCCGGCGCTCGGCACGAGTTCGATGGTCTGGCTCTACACCCGATACCTGCTGCCGAGCGGGCTGGTGGCCACCGGTTTCGCGAGCACCAACCGGGTGAGCCACGACCGGCAGTATGTGCAGCTGAACGCGGGCATCCCCACGCCAGGCTTCGGCACAGCCTGGATCAGCCAGGGCACGCGGCTGGTGGCTCCGGCGGGCGCGTTCCTCGATGCCGTCGGCAGGCCGAACGTGGGCGGCACGCGCTACATCACGCCAACGGGCTGGGACTCGTCGGCCTTCGGCACACGGGTCATCCCTGAATCGCAGACCGTGGCGCCGCAGGGCTTCCGGGAGGTCTGGGGCGACACGAACATCAAGAACCAGCTGTCGTTCGTGCGGCCGCCCGGGTTCGAGACGAACGTGCAGGAGCAATACCGCTGGGGGCGGGCGCAGGTCTACAACCTGCGGCAGTACGTGGTGCAGAACTACGACCCTACCGACGGGCTCAACCCGCCGCCGTGGCCGCAGTGGACGGCTATCGAGAACCGCAACCGCGTGGTGGGCGCGATCGGCATCGCGCCGCCGCGTGTGGGCGAGCCGCTGGTGTTCAACAACGCCCGCGTGATCGCGCTGGCTGGCATGACGCCTCCTGGCTATCCGGGCACGACGCCGGCAGGCCTGGTCGCCTATGGCGTGCGGCTGCTGCCGCTGGAGGGCATCGAGCCGCCGCCGCTGCTGAACTGGAACGCGGTCTACAACGCGGCGCGCGTGGTGGCGCCGGCCGGGGCCGATACGCAGCTCTTCGGCGTGCCCGCGCTGGAGAACACGCGGCGCTACTACCTGCGGATCGGGAACATCGACTCGGCGGCCTACGGCACCGCCTTCATCGACTTCGCGATTCGGACGCTGGACATCGAGTCCCGCTACGCGATCCAACCGCCCGACGTGCCGCTTCCCGAGGTCAAGTTGCACACGCGCTACGTCGATCCGAGGGGCGATGACATGTCGCGCATCGGGCTGGCCGCGCTGTCCATTCACTTCAACATCCTCCTGCCCAGGTGGACGCACCGGGACTTCTTCGGCGAGCCGCGTGTGCACAACGTGACCCCCGAAATGCGGGGCTACGGATGGAACTCGGAGGAGTTCGGTGACGCCTTCGTGCGGCTGCAGTACCGGCCCGTGGCGCCGGATGGCGCCGCCACTCAGCTCTTCGGGCAGGTCAAGATCGCCGACCGCAAGCAGACCATCGCGGTGCCGGGCAACAACTTCATGCGCGTGGGCGACAAGCTGGTGGTGACACGGGCTGGTGCACCGCCGTACGCCACGCAGTGGATCATCCAGGACCAGGAGATTGCCTCTGAGAGCGAGTTCGGCAAGCCAGGGCTGAACCAGTATGTCCTCTACGTGCCCGGCATCACCGCACCGCCGCTGGGCGACGCGACGGTGCGCAGCAATGGCGTCATGGTCGACGCCGGCATCAAGGTGGACGGCTACGGCGAGCCCACCGTTTCGCTGAAGAGACGCTATCTCACGGTGGCCGAGTGGCCCGACGTGCAGGTCTTCGAGCCGACGCCCGCGCGAATCACGCCGCACACCATCTACGCGGTGGTCGAGGCGCCGGCACAGGCCATCCGCAACCACCCGCCCGCCAACCTGCACTATGTCGGCCAGACGCTGGAATACGGGCCGGGCGCCCGGTTTGGGCAGCACTCGGTGCGCACCTACCGCGGCATCCTGTCGCCCTCGACCGTGGGGAACACCGCGCAGCTCGGTGCACCCTCTGTCCAGCTGCACCGGCGCTACCTGGAGCCGGCGGGTATGCAGGCCTACCGCATGGGCTGGGTGGTGCTGGGTGACGGCACGCAGTTCGTGAAGCAGTTCGGCGGCGCCGACATGCAGCTCTTCGGGCAGCCGGCGGTGGCGCGCGGGCCGTACCTGGGGCCGCAGACCGTTCGTCCTGTGGGCCTCGCGCCGCCGGACTTCGGTGTGACCTGGGTGTCGCTGTTGCACCGGACCTTCCAGTTCACCGGCTTCAACGCGCTGGCGATGGGCGGGTCGCGCGGGGAGCCGCCGTATCAGTGGCAGTCGCTCCACGTTGGCCCCCTGATGCCGACCATTCCGCCTGGCATCGACGCGGCTGCTTTCGGGACCGCGTGGATCTCGCTACGCATCCGGGGCCTGGAGCCGCAGGGCTTCGAGGCGTTCGCAAGCGAGTACGACCCGGAGAATTTCGCCGCGCGCATGCACGTGCGCAATGCCTATGTTCCGTCGGGCCCGGCGGCGCGCACGCTCGTGCCTGTGGGGATCGACGCAGCGCAGGCCGGCGTGCCCAATGCCAAGCTGGCCGTGCACTACATCCGGCCCGACGGCAACGCCGATCAGTACCGAAAAGGAGCCTTCTAATGACCGACACCTCCCTCATGCCGGTGGCCGGCATCAACAACGTCTCGGAGGATGCTGCCATGCAGCGCGGCGGCGATGCCGCGCGGTTGTTCGTGCGCGATGCGGTGAACGTGGACATCACCCCGGCGGGGAAGGCATCGGTTCGCACGGGCGAGCGCCTGGTGAGCGCGGCACGGTTCCGCGACGTGTGGCAAAGCCCACTGCACCGCGACACCTTCGGCACTCTCGCTGGCAAGTGGGTCAAGATCAACCCGGCCGACTGGTCGCACGAAGAGCTTGCTACGGTGGGGGAGGGTGCAGAACACGCAGTGTTGAACAGCCTCGTCTGCGTAGCCGGGCCTGCAGGTCTGTTCACATTCGACGGCAGCGCGGCGCAGCGCCTGACGCTTGACACGCCGCCCGCACCGCTGCTGACTGCCGGCACAGGCTCACTGGAGCCGGGCACCTACGGCGCGGCCGTGGCTTGGCTGCGCGGCGCGCAGGAATCCGCCCCGTCCGAGCTCGCAACCGTCGAAGTGGGCCCAAGCGGAGCGCTCGAGGTGACTCTGCCCATCTGGCTCGACCCTACGCTCACTGGCGTTCGGCTGTACCTGACGCGGCGTGATGGCGGCGAGCTGCTGCGCGCCGGAGACTGGCCGGCCGGTACCGCGTCGATCCACCTACCACTGCTGCCCCAGCTCGGCGCGGCGGCCCAGTTCCGCCACCTGTCGCCGATGCCCACAGGGCGTTTTCTCTCGTACTGGCGCGGCCGGCTGCTGGTCGCCCGCGGCAACTTGCTGCGCTGGTCTGAAGCACTGGCCTATCACCTGCACGACGAGCGGCACGGGTTCGTTCAGATGCCGCAGCGCATCACCTTCGTGCAGCCTGTCGACGGCGGTGTGTGGGTCGGGCAGGTCGATCACGTCGTCTTCCTTCGCGGCAGCGCGCCCGCCGAGTTCTCGGCGGAGCGCAAAGGAGGCCGCGCACCGGTGCCTGGCAGCGCCATCCTCGCGTCGCCGGATGCTCTCGGCGGTGACCTCACCGCAGGCGGCAGTGACGCGGCGGTCTGGCTGGCGGAAAACGGCTACGTCGCCGGTACCGCCTCCGGCGCGCTGGTGGAGCTGCATGCGGGCGTGCTGAAGGGCATCACGGGCCGTGCCGGAACCTCTGTAGTGTTTGGCCGGCGCCTGCTGACCGCTGTAGTCTGAGGTCTTCCGTCCCGGGCATCCGGGAATCATTCGCTGCGCAGGAGTGCGGCATAGGACTACTGGAGCTTCCTATGACGACGCTGCGCAAAGAACTGGCTGCGGACCTGAACCGCGAAACCTACGATGTCACCGAGCAGGGCATCTACTTCCCCCGTCAAGGCGTGCTTGCACAGGGCGAGTACTTCGACCGTATCAACGGCGGCGAGTGGACCCGCACCAAGAACAAGATCGTCATCGAAGGGCTGGCGCACATCCTGAACGTGGCGCTGGGCAGCACGGCCAAGCCGGCGGGCTACTTCCTGGCCCTGTTCAGCGGCGCGGCGGCGCCGGCCGACAACTGGACGGCCGCCAGCTTCGCGGCCACCGCGTCCGAAATCGTCAGCCTCACCGAGGGCTACACCAGCCCGACCCGACCGGCCTGGACCTCGGCAAACACCAACACCGGTTCGATCGACAACATGGCGGCCGTCGCCACGGTCACCATCGCCACCGCCGGCCAGCTCAACGTGACTGGCGCGGCAATGCTGACGAACAACGCGCGAGGGGGCACGACCGGTGCGCTCGTGTCGGCGACGAAGTACGCTGCCGCCCGCGTGTTCCAGAACGGCGACACCTACGACATCGGCTACCGACTCAGCCTGACCGTCTGATCCATGCACGCACCGCGCCCCTACGGGCGCTTTGCCGAGCAGGCGGAGCTGTCCCCGGAAGATGCCGCTGCCGTCGAGCGGCTGGCCAGGACCGCGACCAACTTCAAGCAGCTGTCCGCTTTGGACAGCCTGAAGCGCGTCGCGGCGCTGCCCAGCGGCCGCCAGGCGGTGGCGATCGACATGGGCGGCGTGTTCCGCATCCTGGTGCTGGAGCGCCACGAGAACCCGGAGCACGAGGTCACCGGCCTCGCCGAGACGAACGTGCCCATGCTGTTCTCCGGCGCCATCACTCGCGCCCAGGTGCTGGAAGGCGAGGGGGTGGGCATCAAGCTGACCGAGCAGACGCGCCGCCGGCTCGCGGGCTACCGTGACGACGAGGAGCTGCCGCCGAAGGATGTGGCGCTGCAGCGTTTCCGCATCGACTACCACGACCGGTTCGCCTACTTCCGACCCGAGTACAGCGGCATCTACACGTTCACGCAGTACGTGAAGCAGCGCCCGACCTGGTACAGCGGTGCCATGGCCGAGGTGGCGCAGGTGGTCGGCGGCTACGGCCGGCAGGTGCTGGCGGACCTGCCCGACGATCCCGTCGAGCGGGCCCGCATGCGCGTGCCCGAGCGCTTCATGCGCGAGATCCGGCGCGAGGTCGCGGGCCTGCGACTGCCCGGCTACACCGGCTTCCCGGACCGCGAGGGCCAGTTCCAGTACCGCTACCAGCACGGGGAAGGCAACGCCGTGTCGTTCGGCACCGACGGAAGGCCCTGGCTGCTGCGCATCAGCACGCGGGGCGTCTTCGCCATGCCCTTGCCGTTGGTGCCGGCGACAACCGCCGCCGCCTTCCGCGCCTACGTCGAGGAGGTCGGCGATGCCGAGCTGCTGAAGGTGCTGGATCGCTTCGGCGGACTGCCTTCGGGTGAGACGTTCCCCGATGACGAACAGGACTTCGAGGCTTGGCGGCGCGCGGGCGTATTCATCAAGGTGTGCGACTGCGCCGACTTCTACACGCGGCAGGCCTTCTATGCCGCCGGAGGTTGGTCCCTGAACAGCCGCGGCAGCGAGGGCTTCAACACCTGTTGGGACCGCGACGACGCGGGCCTTCTGCACGCGCACGCCTACAAGATGAAGCTGCGGCTGGGCGCGGCCGCCAACGGCGGGCGGTTGAAGGCCTCGTGGCAGTTCGACGGCGAGGACGAGGCCGCCCGCGCACACGGCTATCTGGATCGGGTCTTCGAGCAGCTGCGCGATGGCTCCCACCGCTCGCGCGCGGCGGCCTACAAGATTCGCCGCGCCACGGCCGCGCAGATCCTGGCGCGCGCTTCGGTGTCGAACGGGCCCGACCACGACTACTGGGACGCGCTCGAGCTGGAGCCGATCGCTGTGCACCAGGGGAATGTGGCGCGGGTGGGCACGGGCCCCATGTACTGGCCGGGCAAGAACCCGAAGTCAATGGGGCGCTTGAAGTTTCCGGAACTGCGCGGGCTGGGCTGCGAGTCGTTCGTGATGGTGTCGGAGGACTACGCCGGCCCCGCCGTGCGATGCGACACCATCGTCTTCGGCTGCTACGTTGACGACGAGCTACAGGTGGTCAAGTATTTCTACGACGAGCGCAAGGTGCAGGAGAAGGTGCAGAGCACCTTCGAGAAATTCATGATCGTCGGCCAGTGGGAGAAGACCGAAACCACCGGGCTGTCTGGCCTGATGGGCTACTTCTACACCTCGGCATTCGACGACCGGCAGGTGGCGCCGCCGGTCAGCACCACGACGCACATCACCGGCATCGACATGGGCTACGGCCAGCCAGCCTTCGCCACGCCGCCGCTCCTGTACTGCGTCGGCTCGCTTTCGCGGGCCCGCTACTACTACCACCGCACGACGGTGAAGAGCACCTCGGGCTTCGGCATCGACGTGGCCGCGTGCGTGCCGGTGTTCGAGCGCGACTGCATCCTCTACCCCTACACCGAGAGCACCTCTGGCCGCGCCGAGTCGGAGAAGACCGAGCAGTTCGCGATGGCGGACCCGACCTCCTACCAGCTCTGGTGCTACGACAACATCTTTCACTACATGGGGCAGACGGACAACCACAACAAGGGTGATCCGCCCTCGAAAGACGGTGTGCCTGTCTACGTCGACACGCTGGTCTACTCGCCCACCGAAGTGAGCGACTATGCCGACAGCGGCAACTGGTTCAACCTGCCGCCCGGCGGGTTCCTCGACGTGACCGCTGTTTGCGGGCCCTACACCTCGCGCACGTCGAGCACTCACCACGCGAACGGCGTTGTCATCGGCGGCGAGGCGCCGGGCTTCGAGCCGTTCTCCAGCGAGAAGCTGTTCCCGGCCGAGCAGTCGGGCCGGCTCAGCGTGTCGATGAAGGGCGCCGGCTCTGTCGTCGCCCACAAGGACATTCCGCATTCCTGGTACTTCGGCTTCTCGCCGGAAGAGCAGACCTACTTCTACCGCGACGCGGTGCATGTAGCGATCGGCGACAGCAGCTACGCCAGCATCTACGAACAGGACCAGAACGGCCTGCGCCGCCGCTGGGGCTACACGGCGCTGGCCGACAACCGCAGCGCGCACCACTTCATCGGAGTTATCAATGAGTAGCTACCGCGACGACGTTCAAGAAACCGCTGTTGCCAGCAGCTCCGTATGGCTCGGGCTGACCAGCGTGACCGAGGAAATCGCGCGCGCGTCGAGTGCGCTGCTGTTCGGGCTCATGGTGCTGCACGCCGACGCGGCCGTGGTCAGCGATGCCGTATTCGACCGGCCCGGCGGCATCGTCATCGAGCAGGCGCTGGCCAGCGATCAGGTCATCGACGCTCGAACCAGCCACGAGCTTGTTGCCGAGCATGCCGCCGCTTCCGATCAGGCACTGGGCCGCCTGCGCGTGCTCCATGCCGATGGCGCGCAGGCCAGCGACCAGGTGATCGACCGCGTGCGTTCGGTAGTGGTCGAGTCGGCGATCGCGAGCGACCTGGTGCTGGCACAGCGCAAAGCCCGCAGCATGGTGGTGGAGTCGGCCCGCGTCAGCGATTCGGCCCCCAGCTTTGCTTCGTCGGTGGTGCAGGAGGCCGCGCAGGCCTTGGACTTCACCACGGGCAACCTGCATGCAGCGGACATGCCGGCGGCGGTGGCGACAGCCTCGGATGAGGTGATCGACACGCGGCAGGCTGCCGCTCCGGTGGTCGAGGTGGCTCATGCCAGCGACGAGGCGTTCGGCCGGCTCCATGCCGTTGACCTGGTGCGCGACAGCGCGATGGCCGAAGACCAGATGGTCGGCGAGCCCGTGCGCGCGCAGGCTTGGACGGCGAACACCGAGTCGTGGGCCATGTCGCGCCACGACCCGGTGCCGTTCACATCGCTGGTGGTGATCGACGGCGCCTTGTACGGCCTGGCCGAGGACGGCGTATACGCGCTGGACACACGAACCACCCAGGCAGCCGCCATCCGCACGGCGCCGGTGGATCTCGGGCAGGGAATGCTGGTGCACCCGCTGCAGGCCTTCCTGGAGTACGAGCTGGATGGCACCGCAACGATGGACGTGACCACCACGCAGCAGGGCGTGGCCGAAACCTACAGCTATCCGCTTGAACCGGAGCCAGCTGGCGAGCTCACGAACGGCCGATTCATCTTCGGCCGCGGGCTGCGCGGCAGGCACTTCAGCTTCACTCTTCGCCTGGACGCGAAGCGTGGCGAGATCAACGACTTGAGCGTCAATGCGGCGCCGACGAAAAGGAGAGTGTGATGGGCATTCAACCCGACAGCATCCTCGGTGTGGCGGTAGAAACCGTCACGGACAAGATGGCGCACTTGGAGGTGCTCGCCGATCGCTACAACGCGCTGCTGAGCAGCGCGCTCGCGCAGATTGGCTCTGTGCAGGTGGCCGACGTGCCCGCGCCCACCCGACCGGTGGCGCCGGTTGCCAACCCGCCCGCGATCAACCTGGGCGACGCGCCAGGCTACTCGCCGCCCAATCTGACCATGCCGTCGTCACCGGCGGACATTGACATCGACGCGCTGCTGACCGGCCTGGACCTGGGCGACCTCGGCGACTTGCCCGACCCGCCGACCGCGATCCCGATCAACATCCCCGACGCGCCGGGCATGGCGGACATCCCAGCGCCCCAGCGCCCGCAGATCGACACCACGGTGGACTTGCCGGCCGCGCCGAGCATCGTGATGCCGGAGATGGAGGCGCTCGAGCGCATCACCCTGCCGGTGTTCGAGTTTCCGCAGCTGCCGACTTTCGACGCCACGCCGCCCAACGCCGACGGCATCACGGTGCCGAACGTCTTCATCAACTGGGCCGAGCCGGTCTACGAGTCTGAGGTGCTCGATGAGCTGCAGGCCAAGGTGAAGGGCATGATGGCCGGCGGTACTGGGCTGCCGCCAGCCATCGAAGATGCTCTGTTCGCCAGAGCGCGCGAGCGCGACAGCGCGGAAACCGAGCGCGCGGTTCAGGAGGCCGTGGACACCTGGGCGGCGCGCGGCTTCTCCATGCCGCCGGGCATGCTGGCGAAGCAGACAGCCGTGGTCCGCGAGCAGGGGCGGCTGAAGGCGGTCGAGCTGAATCGCGACATCCTGATCCAGGCCGCGCAGTGGGAGATCGAGAACATCCGCTTTGCTGTGCAGCAGGGGATGGCACTCGAGCAGCTGACCACCAATCTCTACGAGAACATGGCGAAGCGCCTCTTCGAGGTGGCGCGCTTCCAGGCGGAGAGCCAGATCAACGTCTTCAACGCGCGCATCGCGCTGTTCAACTCGCAAAACGCGGCCTTCGAGACGCTGGCGCAGGTGTACCGCACGCGGCTGGACGCGGCGCTGTCGAAGCTGACCGCCTACAAAACGGCCGTGGAAGGGCAGGTCGCGCTGGGCCAGATCAACCAGCAGCGCGTCGAGGTGTTCAAGGCCAAGATCGAGGCCGTGCAGTCGAACGTCGAGGTCTACAAGGCCCTCATGCAGGGCGCATCAGTGCGCGCTGACACGATCAAAGCGCAGTTCGACGCCTACCGGGCCGACGTGCAGGCTTTCGCCGAGCAGGTCGGCGCGGAGAAGGTGAAGTTCGATGCCTATGAGTCCCGCGTGAAGGGCGAGGCGGCCAAGGCTGGCGTGCTGGAGTCGCAGTCCCGCGCCTACGCCGCTACGGTGCAGGCGGTGACCAACAAGGCGGAAATCAAGGTCAAGGGCGCGCAGATCAAGATGGAGGCTGCGCGCACGAAGGTGTCAAAGTTCCTGGCCGATGTGGACGCCTTCAAGGCGCGCATCGACGCGAGCCTTCGCGAAGTGCAGTACAGCACGCAGGTCTACCAGGCGCAGGTCGAGGGCTGGCGCGCGAAATCGAATGCGGTGGTGGCTGACGCCGAGATGCAGTCGCGCTTCGCCGACATGAATACCCGGACCAACATCGCCTACGCGCAGATGCAGATTAGCGAGTACACCGCCCGCATGCAGAACGCGGTGCAGCAAGCTCAGATCGCGCTGGAAGCCGCCAAGGCGCTGGGCCAGTACACCGCGCAGCTCGCGGCGGGTGCGATGTCGGCGATGCATGTGTCCGCAGGCATCACTGGGCAGGGATCGGCGTCGACGCAGGAAAACAAGAGCACCAGCACCCAGACCAGCTACAACTACAGCTACTGACCTGAATTCAGGGGCACTGGAGTCGATCCCCGATCTTCTGGCAAACGCGGCCACTCGGGTCCGTGAAGTAGGGGGAATTCCCCTGCTGCCAATTGATGCCCCCTTGGTTGTCGTAACACGCTCCGCCGCGGCAGTCAGTGATGATGCGCGGCGCTTCGGGCGGCTGGGTGTTGGGAGTGGGGTGCGGCGGGCTAGGCGTGCGGTCAGCCACCGCTCGCGCGCGAGTCGCAGCAATGTTCGTTCCGCACGCGGCATCAACTTTCAGTTCTGCGGACCTCACAGGAGCCGAGGCAGGGCCCGGGTGATTTCCGCGAGCAACCTCCAACTTCACCTTGCTCGTGGCAAGGTCAAGGTCGCGCTGCGCCGCGCGGCACTTTGCCTCGTCGACGGCGGCACCCGGGCCACCAGCTGTGCGGCCGCCGCTGCCTCCGATGATTGTTGCTCCCGGTGCTGGTTGATCGCGTCGCTGATCGTCGTCACGCATCCGCGCGGCGGTATTGCGCTCTGTTGATGCGTCGAGCACGTTGGCCGTGGTGTTCACGCGCGAATCGGCGGCGCCGGCCGGACAGGGGCCGTCACCGTATGTGACCTTCCCGTTCGGCAGGGTGCACTTCGTGACCTGCGCTGAAGCACAGCATGAGGCCAGGACCAGGGCCAAAAAGACGAACCGTTTCATGTCGCCCACCTCCAATTTTTGCGAAATGTTACTCGCACCCCCGTGGGGTTCGACTGGCGCGCCGGCTCTCCGAAAAATGGCGCGCATCGAGATCGAGAGGTAGACCCATGCACGGCTTCAAACCCGCCCCCAAGCGCGCCCATGCGCAACACCTTGCCGAGGGAGGCCTTGTGCGCGGCTTGGTGCGCAAAGTGATGGGCATTCCCGAGCCCTCAGACACGGGCGCCGCGGCGCCGGCGGCCACACCAGCTGCGCCGCCTCCCGCGCCAGCGCCGGCCCCCGAGAAGGCGATCACCCAGTACGCGGGCATGGGCGCCACCGAGCGTCGCATGAAGGCCATGGGCCTGAAAGACGGTGGGCCGGTGCGTGGGCCAGGCACCGGCACCTCCGACAGCATCGAAACCGAGGTTCGACCGGGCAGCTACATCATGCCGGCGGACTCCACCGAGCAGCTTGGCGAGGACGGCGTGGCCGCATTGGGCTTCAGCCCGGAGAAGGTGCCGGTGAACCTGAGCAACGGCGAATACCAACTGCCGCCCGAGCAGGTACATGCTGTCGGCGTGGAGGCGCTCGACGCGATCAAGGACGCTACCCATGCATCGGCCCCAGGCCCGCGCGGTTTCGCGCCGAGCGCGGCCGAACCGCCGGTATTCTTCGCCGACGGTGGGCTGGTTGATGAAGATCCCCGTAAGGCGCGCAACCCGCCATCCGCTGCTTCACTGGATGTCAGCGCCAGCATCCCTGCGCCCTTGCCGATGCTGACGGCCTCGCTGCCGCCCAGTCCGCAGGCGCTGCAGCTGGCCGCCAACGAGAGGGCTGCAGCCACGCCCGCACCGGCGCCCTCATCGCAGACGAGCCCACTGGCCCAGACCCAAGGGGCTGCATTCGGCGTATTCAGGCGTGAGCCGACGGCGGGGACGCGAGGCGGCATGATGCAGCCCTACGTTGCAACCGGCCCCGCGTCGTTCGAGCCAGCAAAGGTGCAGGAGGGCACAGGACGGCTCGATGCATTCAACGATCCGCGCTCGACGTTGTTCAAGGGCGAGGCTGATGCGGCACCTGCGCCGACCAGCCGGGGATTCGCCGGTGTGGGCGAAGGCTGGGGCAGTGGCGCGAAGCCTGTGGCAACGACCGTCGCCCCGGCAGCGGCGCCTGCAGTACGCCCGACTGCCGCGCCTGTAGCTGCGCCGATCGCACCTGCTATCTCGAACGATGCGCCCGCGAGCGCGGCGGCAACGGCCGCGAGCCAGGTCATGCCGGGCGTGTTCAGGCAGGGCAACAGCTACGGCGACTCGCCGGCCGCTGCCGCGGCGGGCTTCGCGCCACGCTCGGCGCCGAGCGCGCAGAACATGGCTGCGGCCGACGCGCTCGAGGCGCGTGGCATCGCAGAGCGAGCCGGTGAGCGGGCTGCTGTAGCTGGAGGCTCGGCAGCTGGGTTCGCACCTGGTAACGGCCTGACGGTGATCGGAGACGACACCCACGCGGATCGTGTGCGCCGGAGCGCGTTCGGCGCGGCGAGCACGCCGTACCGAGGATCGCCAAACGGACAGCTCACAGCCAACCAGGTGCGTGTGCTGGCCGGCATGGACGAGGCAAACGGTCGAAACGCGCTCCAGCGCGACACCACCGCCGCGAACAATGCCGCTTCGCTGGAGCGCGAAGCGATCCAGCAGGCTGGCGCATCCGGCCGGACAGCGGTGCAGGAGGCGGGCGCCAATGTTCGCGCGGGCGCTACCAACGATGTGCAGCGTGGCGAACTGGCCCTGCGGCAGGAGGCACAGGGGTTTCAAACTCGCGGCGCCCAGCGCGTGGAGAAGCTGTACGAGCAGTACGAGAAGGCCAAGCCCGAGGAGCGGGCGGCCATCGCAGAGCAGATCCGCACGATGACGGGCAAGGAGCACCCGAGCCGCTTCACCGTGGTGCCCGGCGGGCAGGAAATCGACCCGACCACCCAGCAATCCGTCACGAGGCCGGCGCGCGTCTTCAACAACCAGACCGGACAGTTCGTCGAGCAGGGTCAGGCGCCGCGAGCAGGCCTCCCTCCGGGGATGACCCGACAGGTTGGCACGTCCAACGGGAAGCCGGTCTACGAGGATGCACAGGGCAAACGGTTCATCGGCGGCTGATGACAGGGCGCTGCAGAGCGCTCCCCTGTAGGGTTCGACGCACAGAGCGCCCGTCGGAAGACTGGCGCAATGGCTGGCGAAACTCTCAAGCCCTTCGACGGGCAACTCGATACCACACCGCACAACCTCACCCCGTTCGCGGGTGAGCTCGATCCGCCCGATGCAAAGCGCACCGTGCTCGGCACCGCAAAGGATGTCGGGGTCACGGCGCTGAAGGGCGCGGTCGGCTTGCCGCAGAGCTTCGTCGGCCTGGCCGACATCGTGACGGGTGGCCGCGCTGGCAAAGCTCTGGAGCAGGCTGGAGTCGGCTTCGAGGAGACACAGAAGTTCCTCGACGACCAGTACTCCGACGCACAGAAGGCCGCCAATCGCAAGGTGCAGGCAGCCGATGGCTTCGTCGATACGGCCAAGACCATGCTGGAGAACCCCAGCACCATCGCTACCAGCGTGGGCGAGTCGATCCCGCAGATGCTCGGCGGCGCAGGTGTGGCGCGCGGTCTGCTCAAGGTCGCACCCAAGGTGGCGCCTGCCATCGCTGGTGCCATCGGCGAGGGCGTGCTGGGCGCCGGCTCGCAAGCAGAGCAGATCCGCCAAGAGACGCAAGACGGGTTGCTCACGCCGAAACAGGCGGCCTTGTCCGCCGCGACCGGCGCTGCGACTGCCGGCTTCGGTGCGCTCGGCGGCCGGCTCGCGCAGCGGCTCGGTATCGGTGACGCCGACACGATGCTGGCGCAGGGTGCAATCCATGGCGCCGGGCCGGCTTCTCAGCGCTCACTCGCGCGCCAGGTCGGCGCAGGCATCCTGTCCGAGGGCGTGCTCGAAGAGCTGCCGCAGTCGATGTCCGAGCAGGCGCTGCAGAACCTCGCGCTGGACAAGCCCGTCGGAGAAGGTGTCGGCAAGGCCGCCGCCGCCGGGTTGCTCGCAGGCGGTGCCATGGGCGGCGGTGCCGCGCTGTTGCACGGCGCGACTGGTCAGCATGCCCCGAATCGGGCGGAGCCCGGTAGCGCGGAGCGCGTGCCCGGCGAGCAGCTCTCGCTGTTGCCGGTGGACGAAGCTCCGGCAGCCGCGGCGGCGAACGAGCTGCCCGCCGTTGCGGGCGGCCTGGCCAGCGTGCAGCGCACCTTCGATCCGCGCGACCCGGCCAGCCGGCCGCCGCTGGATGTGATGCCCACGGCCCCCACCGATGGAGTGGAGTTCGAGGCGGCGCCACAGGGCGCACGCGAGTTCAGCACGGGCAACCTTTCGCTCGCTGATGAAGCGCAGCCCGTGCGCCCCTCCGAAAAGATGGGGCTGGACCCTGCTGCAGGCCCGCTGTCCACTGCCGCCGCGATGGCGGTGGATGGTGGCGCGCACGACGTGATGAACGCGGCCGCTCAACTCGCCGCTCAGACCGAAGCCGCCGACGGCAAGGGCACGAAGCCGGCAGCAGCTTCTCCGGCACCCGCCAGTGTGCCGATGGCGAACGTCAACGCCGAAACCGGCGAGATCTCCGGACAACCGCAAGACCGAGAGGCCGAACTGCGGGCACGCCTGGAGTTCGTGCGCCAACAGGCCGCGTCGAACGGCTGGGACCAGCGCCTGATCGCCGAGCGCGACAGCGCGCGAGCTGAACTGGCCGCACTTGCGCCCGCTGCCGCAGCGCCGACCAGCGTGCAGGAGGGCATCGCTCAAGCGCGCGCCCGCCGCGCAGCGCCCGAATCCGCACCGCAACCCAAAGGAGAAGCCCTTGGCACTCAAGCCGACCAAGCCCAGCAAGCAGGCACGCAACAAGCGCCGGCAGGAACAGAAGCGCCAGCAGCTGAGCCAATCGCGTCCGCCACAACGCTGACGCCCGCGCCGGCAGCACCGGCTGTATCGAACGCGAAGCGCGAGAAGGCGGTGCGCCGCGTGGAAGAAGGGCGCGCATGGTTCTTGTCCCGCGACAAGGCGCTGTCCTTCGTGGACACGTCGGGCCTCGCGGACACGCACGAAGTGGTGCCGGACAACCGCCGTTTCGTTGTGCAGGCCAAGGCCGAACAGCCGGCACAGGATGCGCAGCCGCAAACCGCTGCGCCGGCCGATCAGCTGGCGGACTTGCGCCGCCGACGCGCCGAGGCCGAGCCGGGCACGCCCCTGCGCCGCGACATCGATAACGACATCGCGGCGTTGGAGCGCGAACAGCAGCAAGCAGTTCGCCGGCCTGAAGCGGTAGCGCCGGTGGATGCTGCGGCGAACGAAGCCGCCACCAGCCCGCAGAACGACCTGCCCGAGCCTAGTCAGGCCCAGAAAGAGGCGGGCAACTACAAGATGGGCCACCTGTCCGGTGACGAGGTACAGGGCCTGCGCATCAGCGTGGAGAACCCGCACGGCAGCACGCGCAGCGGCACCTCGCCGGACGGGACCGAGTGGAGCAACACGATGGCCGCACACTACGGCTACGTGAAGGGCTCCGAGGCAGCAGACGGCGACCACGTGGATGTGTTCGTCGGGCCGGCAGCCGCGACAGCACCGACGGTCTACGTGGTGGACCAGATCAACGCGGATGGCTCCTACGACGAGGCCAAGGCGCTGATGGGGTTCAACAGCGAAGCCGAGGCCTTGGCCGCCTACAAGGGGAGCTACAACAAGGGCTGGAAGGTCGGTCCGGTCACCGCGATGTCGATGGACGACTTCAAGGCTGCGCTCGCGGACGGGCGCCTGAAGAAGCCGCTCTCGCCCACATTGAGCGAGCCCGTGCGCGAATCCTCGCCCGCTCCAGCAGCGCAGCGCGCTACGACGATGGAGACGGCGCGCACCGCGCTGGCTTCGTACTTCGATTGGTATCTCAGCCGCAATCCGAAGGCATCCCGNCCGATGGGCGGGATCTATCAGGGCAACAGCTTCACGCTCGACGCCGGCGGCGCGCCATTCACGAAGGCGGGCCAGGTNCAGGTGAACGGCTTTAAGGAACTGACNTTCAACTACACGGCCGCGTGGAAAGAGGCTCAGTCGCGCGCCGCCGCAGCANCGCCGGCCGCCGCCCCGATTGCTGCTACCAANGCAGGAGACGAAAATGGACGAAATGCAGGAACTGTACCGACCGAACGACTACCCGCCGCCGATCAAGGAAGCGATGCGCGCGATGCCGGCGCTGGCGACCGAGATCGCCAACCGGTGGATGCTCGGGTGGCCGAAGCGGGTGAAGGCGCTGATCGAGGCGAGCGAGTTCCTGCCGGCGCTGAAGGAGCAGGAGGAGGCCGAGCGGAGAGCGTACAGCGACTCCGGGAATCGGCACCTGGCGAGGCACGAGATAGCCGAGCTGTACGGCCTGAGCGACAGTCCGCCGACGCTGTAGCCGACCCGGCGACCGCCGAGGCCTCGCCAAAGCCCGAGCTCGACCAGTCGGGCGACCACACGCTGGATGCCGACGATATCGGCAAGGGTGGGCTCACCAAGAAGTACCGCGACAACATCGCTGCCATCCGCATCCTGAAGGCGCTCGCCAGCGAGAGCCGCAAGGCCACCCCGGAGGAGCGCAAGCAGATCGCGCGCTACGTCGGCTGGGGTGCGCTGAAGGGCGTGTTCGACCCGCAGAACAAGCAGTGGGCCAAGGAATTCGCCGAGCTGCGCGAGTTGTTGACCGATGCCGAGTACAAGGCCGCTCGCGCGTCGATGCTGAACGCGCACTACACGGCGCCGGTGGTGGTCAACGGCATCTACGATGCGCTCGAGCGCATGGGGTTCACCGCTGGCCGCATTCTCGAACCGGCGGTGGGAACCGGCAACTTCTTCGGCCTGATGCCCGCGAGCATGCGCAAGCGCTCGCAGCTGCATGGCGTGGAGCTGGACCCGCTCACCAGCCAGATCGCGGCGGCGCTGTATCCGAGCGCCAAGGTGGCGCGGGCCACCGCGTTCCAGGACTTCCAGGCCCCGTCCGAGTACTTCGACCTGGCGGTGGGCAATCCGCCATTCGGCTCGGAGCCCATCGTCGATGACGACCGCTCGCCGTATTCGGGTTTCTCGATCCACAACTACTTCTTCGCCAAGAGCATCGACAAGCTGCGCCCCGGTGGCCTGCTGACGATGGTGGTGTCGCACAACTTCCTTGACGCCAAGAACGAAGCAGCACGGCAGTGGATCGCCGATCGGGCCAACCTGGTGGCAGCGGTCCGGCTGCCGCGAACCGTGTTCAAGGAGAACGCCGGCACCGACGTGGTGACCGACATCGTGGTGCTCCAGAAGAAAACGGAATCCGAGCGCGCGAGCGGATTGGGCGATGCGGCGTGGGTGAAGGCCGGCCAGCAGACCCTGACCAACCCGAAGACCGGCGAGGCGACGCAGCACAACGTCAGCAGCTACTTCCTGACCAATCCCGATGCGGTGCTGGGCACGCCGGCGGCGGCCGGCGGGATGTATCGCCTGGGCGAGTACACCGTGGAGCCCTCCGGCGATCTGGCGCAACAGCTGAAGGCATGGGCCACCGCGCTCCCGGAAGACCTCTATCAGCCTGTGGAGCGCACGCACGAGCAGGAAGCTGCCGACGTGGTGGTGCCTGACGGTGTGAAGGTTGGTTCGTTCTACGTGGACGACAGCGGCCGCGTGCAGATGCGCGGCCCGGATTCGCTGGGCAATCGAACGGCAGAGCCGTGGACGCCGCCCAACGCGAAGGCTGCCGAGCGCATGAAGGGGATGGTTGGCCTGCGCGACGCGCTGCGAGCACAGATGCGCCTGGAGCGCTCCCCGGACTCTACCGACGGACAGATCGAGCAGCACCGCCGCGAGTTGAATCGCCTCTATGACGGGTTCCAGAGCAAGTACGGCTACCTGAACGACCCGACCAACCGCCGCATCTTCCTGGACGACACCGAGTCGGCCCTGGTGCTGGCGCTGGAGTTCGACTACGACCGTGGCGTGAGCAAGGCGGTGGCCGAGCGCGAGGACATCGAGCCGCGTGCGCCCAAGGCAATCAAGGCCGACATCTTCGCGCGGCGCGTGATGTTCCCGCCCGCGGACAACATCAAGGTGAGCAACGCCAAGGACGCGCTGCTGGCCAGCCTGAACTACAAGGGCCGGCTGGATGCCGACTACATGGCGACGCTGTACGACAAGTCACCGGCCCAGATCGTGTCGGAACTTGGTGACGTGGTGTATGCCGACCCGGTGAACGGGCTCGTGATGGCCGACGAATATCTGTCGGGCGACGTGAAGACGAAGCTGGCCGAAGCAGAGGCCGCCGCGCGTGACGACCCGGCGCTTCGCCGCAACGTGGAGGCCCTGCGCAAGGTCATTCCGGCCGACAAGCGGCCGAGCGAGATCCACGCGGCCATGGGCGCGGCTTTCATACCGTCGGAACTATTCCAGCAATTCGCCAAGGAAGTGACCGGCGCCGACGCGCGCGTCACCTACCTGCGCGCCACCGGTCAATGGCTGGTGGACTACACGTCCCAGCCCAACCCGGCGCTCAACACGGCGAAGTGGGGCATTGGCAGGATGACCGCGCAGAACATCTTCATGCGCACGATGGCCGGCCAGGGCGTGGTGGTCACGGACACCATCCGCGACCCGAACGGTGGTACCCGCACCGTGGTGCTGGAGAAGGAAACGGAGGCCGCGCGCGAGAAGCAGGCCGCGATGAAGGCCGAATGGCAGCGCTGGCTGTGGAGCGACCCTGAGCGCGCCGACCGTGTGGCGGGCATCTACAACGACAAGATGAACCGCATCGTGGTGCGGCGCTTCGATGGCTCGCATATGACCTTCCCGGGCATGTCGCCCGCGATGGAGTTGCTGCCGCACCAGAAAGATGCCGTATGGCGCGCGCTTCAGCAGCGCCAGATCCTGCTGGATCACGTCGTCGGTGCTGGCAAGACCTTCGAGGTTGTGGCTGCCATCATGGAAATGCGCCGGCTGGGCATTGCGCGCAAGCCGATCGTCACGGTGCCCAACCACCTCACCCTGCAGTGGCGCAGCGAGTTCTCGCGCCTCTACCCGGCGGCCAACGTGCTGGCGGCCACGCCCGACGACTTCACCAAGGGCAATCGGGAGAAGTTCTTCTCCAAGATCGTCACCGGCGACTGGGATGCCGTCATCATCGGCCATTCCAGCCTGAAGAGGATCGCGCTGCCGGCCGAGACAGAAAAGGCCGTGCTGGAAGAGCAGATTACCGAGTTGGCCGACAGCATCGGCGAAATGAAGCGCGCCCGCGGCGACCGGAATGTCGTGCGCGACATGGAGAGCATCAAGGCCCGTCTGGAAGCCCGCATGAAGCAGCGCGTGCAAGCCCTTGGCGAGCGCGACAAGGTAGTGACCTTCGACGAGCTCGGCGTCGATGCTTTCGCCATCGACGAGCTGCACGAGTTCAAGAACCTCTTCTACAACTCCACCATGGAGCGCGTGCCCGGCATGGGCAACCCCGGCGGCTCGGACAAGGCGTTCGACCTGTTCGTGAAGGCGCAGTACCTCTTCGACGCGCTGGGGGACAAGGCGCCGCTGATGGGCGCGACCGGCACGCCGGTTTCCAACAGCCTGGTGGAAATGTTCAATATGCAGCGGTTCCTGCAGTACCCGACGCTGAAGGCGCAGGGCCTGCACGTCTTCGACGCCTGGGCCAAGCAGTTCGGCAGCGTGGAATCGCTGTACGAGGTGTCGCCGTCTGGGACCGGCTACCGCCAGGCCTCGCGCTTCGCCAAGTTCAAGAACCTGCCGGCGCTGATGGGCATGTACCAGACCTTCGCCGACACGGTGACGCTGGACGATCTGAAGGCGCAAGAGGAAGCCCGAGGCCGCACATTCCCGGTGCCGCAGGTGGCCGGCGGCCGCCCGGTGAACGTGGTGGCGAAGCGCTCGCCGGAGGTGGCCAACTTCATGGGCGTGCCGCAACTGGACATCCAGGGCGGGCGAGTGCAGTTCGGGTTCAACCCGGCCGCTGGGGAGCGCGCAGTTATCGAGAAGGCCGAGGACGGCAACAGCTGGCGCGCCGAAACCCGCGTGCCGCAGCCCGACGAGAAGGAGATTCGGCAGCTGATCGGCTCGGCCAAGACCGAAGAGGATGCCAAGCTGCTGGTGGTCGAAGCCGCCCTGTCGCCCAAGATCAAGGTGGACCCGAAGTCGATCCTCGGCCAGTTCGCCGACCTGAAGCGGCTGACGAAGGAAACGAAGGGGAAGGTCAACGCGCTGTCGCTGACCGGCCAAGCCAACAAGGCGGGCTTGGACTTCCGCCTGATCGACCCGTCGGCGCCCGACTTCGAGGGCTCGAAGATCAATCTCGCCGTCGACCGCATGCTGGGCACCTACCAGAAGTGGACCAGCGACCGAGGAACGCAACTGGTCTTCTGCGACCTGTCCGTGCCCCTCTCGGCACGCAGCGGCTTCGGCAGCAAGGAGCGGCGCGTGTACGTGCGAGACGACGGCGCCCTGGTGCACAAGAAGGGCACCATGCACACGGTTCGCGGCCACGAAGACTTGCCGTTCTTCGTGGTGAAGGAGGGCGGCAAGGACGCCAAGGCCTTCGCCATCTACGACGCCGCCACGGGCTTGCGCGTGCACACCGGCCTGCCGGCCAAGGGCATTGCGACCGACTGGGCGGCGCAGGCCCTGAACGACGACGGCCGCCGCCAGCGCTGGATCGACGCCCGCGACCGCATCGGCGACCTCCAGCAGGACGAGATCGACGACTACAACAACGCCAACGAGATCGACACCGAGGAAACCGAATCGATCTCGCTGGCCGACATCGCAGGCATGTCGGGAGCCACCGCGTTCTCGGTGTACGACGACATCAAGGGCAAGTTGATGGCGCGCGGCGTGCCGGAGCGCGAAATCGCCTTCATCCACGACTACAACACGCCCGCAGCGAAGGACAAGCTGTTCAAGGCGGTGAATCGGGGCGACATCCGCTTCCTGCTGGGCTCCACGCCGAAGATGGGCGCCGGCACCAACGTGCAGGAGCGCCTGGTCGGGCTGCATCACATCGACGCGCCCTGGCGCCCGAGCGACCTGGAGCAACGCGAGGGCCGCATCATCCGCCGCGGCAATGCGCTCTATGCTCGTGACCCGGATGGTTTCGAGGTGGAAATCTACCGCTACGCCACCGAGCAGACCTACGACACCCGCCGGTGGCAGATCCTGGAGCACAAGGCTCGCGGCATCGAGCAGCTGCGTAAGTACGACGGCACCCTCAACGAGATCGACGACATCGAGGGGGAGGCCGCCAACGCGGCCGACATGAAGGCCGCCGCCTCGGGCGACCCGCTCATCCTGGAAGAAACACGGCTACGCAACGATGTGCGCCGCCTCGAATCACTGCAAGCCTCCCACGCGGACGAAACGGCTTCGATGGTGCGCCAGGCGCGCGACCAACAACGCTTCGCGCAAGACTGGGGCCCGAAGGAGCTGGAAACGTTCCGAGGTCTGCAGGCTGCCGCCGAGGCCAACCCGGTGCCCAAGGATGGCTTCGCTGGCCTGACCGTTGCCGGGAAGACGATCACCGACCGCGAAGCGGCTATCAAGGCCGTCAAGCGGGGCATCGATCGTGTGTTCGTAAGCGGCGGGCAGGAGGAGTTCCAGTACCGAGGCGTGACCTTCATGCTGGAAGGCACGCCCGACCACGTGGAGCTCAATTCGCCCACCGGTGGGCTGGATTCCTATCGGCCGGCCAGGGACGTGCTGCCGTCGGCGGCGGGCATCCTGACCCGCTTCGGCAACTACATCAACCGTCTCCCGGCGCACATCGTCGACCTCGATGCGAAGATCACGGAAGCGAAGCAGGCGGCAGTGCAATTGCGCGAGCAGGCCGGCAAGCCATTCGCCCAGGCGAAGGAGCTGGAGTCAGCACGCGAGGCACATCGCCGGGTGCAGCGCCGGCTCGTGGCGAAGGGGCCGGACATCCCGCTGAACCAGCGACCCGCCCTGCAGAAGGCCATGGCCGAGCAGCGCCAGCAGCTCATCGAGCAGGGGTTCGGGGATACGCTCGAGGAGTTCGGCGGTGGCGCCGACGATGCGCAGTTCCGCCGGGACGGGACCGAAATGCTGTCGCCCGAGGCAGCCAGAGCCATGCGGGCGCTCCTGCCNAACTACTCGCCGCAGGCTCGCGCACAGGCTGTAGCGTCTGTGACCAAGACGGTGGAGGCGATCCGCGCAGGCTGGGGCAACGGGCCCGAGGTGATCGTGGCGTTCGACATGGGTGACCCGGTTGTGCCCGAGGCGGCCCGCCGCGCGGACCTGAAGCAGCGCAGCGGCGGCGCACGGGGCGCTCCCGAGGGCTTCTACTACCGTGGCAAGGCCTACTTGATGGCCTCGCGGCTGCCCACGGCCAACGATGCGGCGCGCGTGCTCTTTCACGAAGTACTCGGCCACCACGGGCTGCGCGGCCAGTTCGGCAAGGGGCTGGACGACGTGCTGAACCAGATCGGCACCATGCGCCGCGCTGACGTGGACGCGAAGATCAAGGAATACGGGCTGCGCGGCGTCAACAAGCTCGACCGGCGCGCCGCGGCGGAGGAAGTCCTGGCCGAAATGGCGCAGACACACCCCGAGCTGCACTTCGTGCGCCGCGCCATCGCCGCGATCCGCACCTGGCTGCGCCAGCACGTGCCGGGTTTCAGCAACCTGCGGATGACGGACGACGAGATCGTGCGCAACTTCATCCTGCCGGCTCGGCGCTTCGTTGAGCAGGGCGGCCCGGACGACGGGCCCGGCGACGGGCTGCGCTTCAGCCGTGGTGACGCAGGCCCCGCCTCGACCAACAGCCTCGATACCCCCATCGCCGCCAACGACGAAGGTGTAGCGAACTTCTGGCACTGGTACAGTGGGCAGGATGGAAGCCTCAAAGACACCCGAAGCAGCACGCAAGGATCTGGAGGAACTGCTGGCGGAGCTGCCGCCGGTGGGCCCGGCCGAGATGGCGGCGCACCTGGGCGACTCGGACCCGTTGATGCGCAAGGCCGCCCGCTCGTATTTTTCCACGGCACGCGAGACGACTTCACCGCGTTCGATACCGAGCACCCAAACCGAAAAGACGTAGGCTGGCTCGGCCGCGGCGTCTACGGTGCGAGCGACCCGGCGGACGCCAACTACTATGCCGGCGCCAAGCGCGGAGGCGGTGGGCAGCGCGTCATGCCGCTGTATTTCGCGGTCACGAACCCCTACGTTGCCACGCCGGAGATCAAGGCCCGGCTGAAGCGGGCCACGCAGGCCCAGGTCGATCGCTTCACGGCGAACCTGCGCGCGATGGGGCATGACGGCGTGACGCTCACTGTCGAAGATGGCTCGGTGGAGATCGTCGCGTTCGATCCCAGCCAGGTGAAATCGGCCATCGGCAACAGTGGGGCATTCGACGCTGGCACCTCGGACATCCGGTTCAGCCGATCCACGGTGCAGGACTTCGCCAAGAAGGCCACCGCCGAGCTCAATAAGACTTTCAATGCGCCCGGCAAGTTGTCTTGGTGGCACAAGACCGTGGGCACCATGTACAACCTCGCGGAGCGTTCGCCAGCCTTCAAGGCGGTGTTCGACTCAGCGCAAGGGTTCGTCGACGACGTGAGCTTCTACGCCAACGACGCGGCCGAACTGGCGCCCAAGCTGCTGCCGAAGCTGGAGACGTGGCGCGATATCAAGAAAGCGCCGGTGGCCGCGGCCGACAACGCCGCAGTGGCGAAGCCGGTCTTCGAAGGCACGCTGACCTGGGCGCGAGACGAACAGGGCATGCCGGTACCGGTGCAGTCGCTCATCGACGCGGCGGCCGAGCTGTCGGCCGACCAGAAGGCGCAGCGCCTGCTGCGAAACGGGCAGATCGACGAGCGCATGCTGAAGGCATGGCAGGGCATGCCAATGGAATCCTATGAGAAGGCCATCAGCACGCGCTTCGAGTCGCGCATGCTGCAGCCGGGCGTCGTCTGGACCGATGCGGAGCTGCGCTCCATGTTCAAGCTCACGGACGACCAGATCGCGCTCTACCACGAGTTCCGCGAGACGACCGACCGAAGCCTGGACACGATGGCACGCGCCGACATGCTGCGTTTCGTGGGCGACGATGCCAAGGGCATGCGTGGCATGGTGATGGATGCGCCGGACGCCCAAGCGGCGGCCGTGCTGCTGCGCGATCACCTGGTGCAGTTGGCCAACGAGCAGCCTGACCGCGCGACTCAGATCCTGAACACCGCCAACGGCATCATCGACCGAGCCGACAAGGTGCGCGAGCTGCAGGCCCGCGGGTATGCGCCGCTGTCGCGCTTCGGCCGCTACTCGGTCGACGTGGTGGACGCTGCCGGGGAGCGGCAGTACTTCGGCCTGTTCGAGACGGCGCGCGAGGCCAACAACATGGCCGCCCAGATGCGGGAAGAGTTCGGCGATGCCACCGTCACCCAAGGCACGCTCTCGGAGGAGGCCTTCAAGCTCTTCGCTGGCGTGACGCCCGAGACGCTGGAACTCTTCGGCAATGCCCTTGGCCTCGATTCGACCGGCGAAAGCGCGCAGGACCAGGCTTTCCAGGAATACCTGCGGCTGACGAAGACCAACCGCAGCGCAATGCGGCGGCTGATCCATCGCAAGGGCATCGCCGGTTTCAGCGAAGACGTGGGCCGCGTGCTGGCTTCCTTCATCTACTCGAACGCGCGCCAGACGGCCGCCGGCCTGCACATGGGCGACCTCGGCGAGGCGGTGCAGGCCATCCCGAAGGAACAGGGCGAGCTGAAAGATGCCGCCGTGCGCCTGGCCGACTATGTGAAGAACCCGCAGGAGGAGGCGCAGGCGGTGCGCGGGCTGCTGTTCGCGCAGTACCTGGGCGGCTCGGTCGCGTCGGCGTTCGTGAACATGACCCAGCCTATCGCTGTGACGATGCCGTGGCTGAGCCAGTACGGCGGCGCGCGCGCCGCGGCCGCGCAGATCGGCCGGGCGGCCAAGAACATCGCCACGCGCGGCTTCGAGTACGAACCGGATCTCGCCGCGGCGCTCAAGCGCGCCGAGGACGAGGGCACCGTGAGCCCGCAGGAGGTGCATCAGCTGATGGCGCAGGCGCGCGGCGCGAGCTCCCTGCGCTCCGGCGACGGCACGCGCGGCGGCGAGCTGCGCGCGATGGGCCAGAACGCACTGTCGCGCCTGTCGCTGGCCTGGGGGAAGCTCTTCGGCGCCGCCGAGCAGGTGAACCGCCGCATCACGTTCGTCGCGGCCTACCGCACGGCGAAGGCGCAGGGCATCGATGACCCGGCAGGGTTCGCTCGCAAGGCGATCACCGAAACGCAGTTCCTCTACTCGAAGGCGAACAAGATGGAGTGGGGCAGGGGGGCGATCGGCGGAACGCTGATGACCTTCAAGACCTACTCGGTGGCCTACCTCGAGCTGCTGCACCGCATGTACACGCAGGGCGGGCCCGAGGGCAAGCGCGCCGCGCTGCTGGCGCTGGGCATGCTGATGCTGATGGGCGGCGCCGGCGGCCTGCCGTTCGAGGAAGACCTGGAGGATGCGGTCGACGCGCTGGCGCAGATGCTTGGCTACAACTTCTCGACGAAGAAGGCCCGCCAGGAATTCCTGGAGAGCCTGCTGCCGAAGTCGATCGCGCAGTTCATCGACAAGGGCGTGAGCGGTCTGCCCGGCGCGCCTCTGGACGTGTCGGGCCGCCTTGGCATGGGGAACCTCATCCCCGGCACCGGCCTGCTGCTGGAGAAGACCAGCCACGCGCGCGACCTGCTGGAGATCGCGGGCCCGGCCGGCGACTTCGCCAGCCGCATCCTCTCCGGCGGTCGCAGCATGCTCACCGGCGACGTGGGCGCCGGACTGCTGGAAATGTCGCCCGCAGCGGTGCGCAACGCGGCCAAGGGCGTGGACATGGCCGCGACTGGCATGTACCGGGATGCCAAGGGCTACAAGGTGCTGGACACGAACACGCTGGAGGCGGCCCTCAAGGGCATCGGCTTCCAGCCGAACAGCGTGGCCACCATCCAGGAGGCGAACGGCATCAACCAGGGCGCGAAGGCGTTCTACAACCTGCGTGCGCAGGAGATCCGGGCGCTGTGGGCACAGGGCATCTTCGAGGGCGATCAGCAGAAGGTGCAGGAAGCTCGCGACCAGGTGGCCGCGTGGAACCGGAAGAACCCCGAGCAGCCGATGCTGGTGCGCATCCCCGACGTGATGCGCCGGGTGCGCGAGATGCGCAAGTCCAAGGATGAGCGGATCGCCGATACCGCGCCGCGTGTGATGCGTGCTCAGATGCGGGAGGATCTGGCCCGGGCTCGAGCTTCTGAAGCCTGAATCAGCCGGGGAAGCCGTTGTCGCGGAGCACCTGACGGCCCGGCGTGGTCATGGCCAGATTCCCGTTTTTGTCACGAGCGATCCAACCAGCCATCTCGAAGCCTTGGATCGCTTCCCCAGTGACCTGTCGGGTCTTTTGGTTCCAGTGGTGCAGTGCCTCTATGAGTGGCGAGATTTGTCTCGCAGGGGGTTGGGGTTTGTAGTCCGCAAGATCGGGGAGTTCATCGATCGGTGGCTTGCATCCACGCTGGATATAAATGTGGGGATCGAGGGCGTAATTGCCGCCGGCCGTATCGACAACCTGCACATTGACGATCGTTCCGTCTTTCAGCCTCTGGACGTAGAGGCCGGTGTAGCTGCTGCTCATGCGCTGTCTCCTGTAGGGCTTCCAGTGTCCCACATGGCGGACGCTTTCTGGTTGCGTACCAACCCCCTCTGGGGTTCGACCGTTGGCGCTCAGCTCGGAATCATCTGGGCTCATGCGCAACGAAACCATCGACACCTTGGCCGCCGTGGGCGGAAAAGCAACTGCCACCGGCGTAGGCATGACCAGCGTCGGCTGGTTCCTCTCGAACGAATTCTTCGGGCTGGTCGGCGCATTCGTTGCCGTCGCGGGCCTGCTGGTCGCTTGGTACTACAAGCGTGAGGCAAACCGGCGCCAGGTCGTCGAACATGAGCTGCGCGTTGCTCGCCTTCGCCTTGGCATGCGTTCCGACACCGATCTCGGCGAACTGGGTAGGGACGACTGATGAAGGGCGTGCGCATCGCAGTAGCCGCGCTGACGCTCTCGGCGGCTGGCTTCGCCGCCTGGGTGCAGCACGAAGGCACGGGGCCCATCGCAGTCCGCTCGGATGGCGTCGAGGTGCTGAAGCCCTACATCCCGACCGAGGGCGATGTCCCCACCATCGGCCACGGATCGACGCGCTACGAAGGCGGCACGCGCGTGACGCTCGCTGATCCGCCCATCACGCGCCGTCGCGCTGAAGAGCTCGCGCGCAACCTCAACCGCGTCGAAGAGCGGCGCTTCGCCGCCTCGTTGCCCGGTGTGAGCATGACGCAGGAGGAGTTCGACCTCTACATCGACTTCGTGGGCCAGTACGGGATGTCGAACTGGTCGGGCTCAAGCATGCGGCGTGCTCTGCTCGCCGGCCAGCCGCGGGCCGCCTGCGATGCGCTGCTCAACTGGCGCTTCCAGGCCGGTCGGGACTGCAAGCTGCCACAGAACTGGGGCCCGAAAGGCTGCAAGGGCGTGTGGCTACGACAGCAGGCGCGGCACCAAGCCTGCATTGCTGCGCAGTAGGGGGAAACGATGCTGCCCGACTTCAAGACTCCTCTGCTGTGGGTGCTCGGCCTCGCTCTCGTCGCCACACTGGCCACGGCCGGCATCGAGCGCACGCGCGCAGCTGGTGCTCGCGCTGATGCTACGACCGCGCGCAAGGATCTCGCCGACTACCGTGCTTCGCAGGCCGAATCCGGCCGTCTGGCCGAGCGCGCCGCGCGCACCCAAGAACAGACCTGGCGCGCTCGCGTCGATGGAGTGATTCAAGATGGTCAAAAACAGATTGCCCGTGCTCGGGACGATGCTGGCCGTGCTGGTGCTGCTGAACGCCGGCTGCGCGAACAGCTTGACGCCTATCGCGCCGCCGTCCGCGCAGCCACCACAGCGCCCGCGGCTGCCGGCGGAAGCCCGCCAGCCGAAGCCGCCCTCGATCTGCTCACCGACCTGCTCAGCGGGAGTGGAACGGCTCTTCGGGAGCTGGGGCAGTTCGCTGACGCTGCCCACAGCGCCGGCACCATCTGCGAGCGGTACGCCGACTCCACAGAGCCCTGAGAACTAGCCCCAGCAGCGCTGGGCCTGCACCTACCGCCTTTCGGCAATGGCGCGAGCGACGAGCTGCAGCGCCTCTTCTGCCGTTGAGGCAACCATCACCGAGCGCGCCAGCATGAGGTTCATCGATAGCCCGAAGTCCTCGACGGCCAGGCCATCCGCGTCACGCAGCATGCCTTTGTCATCGCGCTGGGCGCTTGGAACTCGGGCCGCATAGTCGCCAGGCGGCAGGCCGTAGCCGATCACAGGCAGGCCCAGCGCCACGGCCGCGCCCACCTCGAACACTGTTCCTGAATCGGGCTCAGCGCCTCGGAACGGCGCGAGATTTGCCACCACACCGTCGGCAGATCGCAGCATCGCGATGTTGCTGGCGTAGATGCTGTGCGGTGACGTGGTGGGCGTGATCGACTCGTCGAAGGGGGCCAGCGCCTGAAGCCCAATGCGTTCGCACGCGGCCGCGAGCAGGGCGAAGTAATGCGCGGCGTCGGGCCGGAAGACATCGGGGCCGGCCAGGTAGACGCGAGGGCGCGAGGAGGAGCTCATCTGCCAAGTATGCCGCTCGAGCAACGCCAGGGGCAGAATGCCGCCCAACTCATTGAGCACCCATGCCATGGCAAATTTTCCTCGGGCTTTTGTGAAATTCCTGCCGAAGCGTCAGCGTATTGCATGGTCACGTCGCGTGACGAAAGAGGCTTACGAAAAGGATCTTGCTGAAGCCAAAGCCGCAAAGGACTGGAAGCTGGTGCAAGACCTGAAATCGCGACGCATGTTTGAGCTCCGGCTTATCGACGAGGAAGAGGGTGAGTTTCTGACGGGGAAGTTGGTAGCCGAGGCGCACAAATTTGTTGTCCCCCTTCCGTCCAAGAGAACGGAAGCCGGCCAAGAGTCTGAGTTCTGGTACCAGGGGACAGAGACGGGGCAGTGGATACTGACCATCAAGGCGCAACGGGATCTCCGCGATGAAATCCGCCGCGAGAAAAAAGCGCGGCATGAATCGCGATTTCTTTGGACTTCTTGGATCTCGGCGTTGACGGGGTTGCTGGGGGTCGTGACGGGCCTTGTAGCGCTTCTTAAAAAGTGAAGTGACGGGCCTGAACCGCGGGAACGAAGGGCTGGGATGCCACGCCAGAGCGAGGCTGAAAGACTGCTAGAATTCCCACCAACGCAGCCGTAACCCGCATGGATGTTGGTTCGACGCCACAGATTGTGATTCTGGTCGTCGTGGGTTCGAGTCCCATCAGCCACCCCAAAAAATATCTCCTTGCCGCTATTGCGCAATAGCGGCGTTCAAAGGATCTCGACGCCGGGCTTGTCCCGGCGTTGTCATTTCCGGCCGTCGCATCTCCTGTTGCCTGCGCGCCGAAGACTCTTTTTCCATCCTGCCTGCATATAAGACGTCAACCGCGGCGTGCACTTTACGTTGCGAGTTGTTGCACTAATGCAATGCGCCGCCAATTTTTTCGCGTGGTAAGGCACTTGTGGCAAATGTAAACTGAATTAAAATCGCCCCGTTTTCAATTCCAGGAGTCCAACAATGGCTTCGACCCTCGCCGATATCAATTCCCAGATCAAGAAGCATGACGAGCAGATTGCGCAATTGCGCAAGCAGGCCGAAGACCTGCGCAACCAGGAGCGCGCTGGTGTGATCGAGGAGTTGCGCAGGAAGATTGCCGAATATGGTTTGACCGCTTCCGATCTGAAGCTGACCGGCCGCGTGGGCTCCGCCAAGCGCAGCGCAACTGCTGCGCCGGCCAAGGCGGCTGCTAAATATCGCAGCCCGACCGGCGAAACCTGGTCTGGCGGCCGCGGCCGCAAGCCGCGCTGGGTGACCGAGGCATTGGCCGCGGGCAAGTCGCTTTCCGATTACGAGATCAAGTAA